CGCTATCCGTAAAAGTCAGTCCCGCGATCGAGTTGCTCTTGCCAAAGACATTGAAGCCAACCAGAAGCTCGTTATACAACTTAACGACGAGGCCGCACCAATTCGTGCAGAAGTACGCAAAGTAGAAGCAGACGTTGGCCCTATCAAATATATTGCGGCATTTTTATATGGATCTAATCCAGATGCTGATATACTAGAAAAGGCAGTAACTTGGATTACAGTTCTTATCGTTATTGTGCTAGATCCGTTGGCCGTTGTGTTGCTATTAGCAAGCCAATATAGTTTTCAATGGGCTAAAGAAGAAAAAGAACGCACTTGGGTTGACGACCAGGTAGATGATTTAAATGAGTCGGCTTTTGTTGCTGATGAAATCCTAAAAGCAGGGGTTACTAATAGTAATCCAGAAGATAATGTACCAGTTGTTGAAGAAGGCTTTGAAGGAGTTAGAGATCCCAAGACTGGCGAATGGATTCAAACAGGTCCTAGTTTTACCTACGAAGTCCATCCCGACGAAGGAGCCGCACCTACATACAGTAGTGAAGCAACTGCCGAAGAGGATGAAGCGTTCAATGAACTTGCAAAACGTCAAGAATTCAAACCTGCCACAGTGGAATATCAGATTCTTGAAGATGTTCAAGACGAAGAGCCTGATGTTACTGCCTACGTAGCACCGCCAGTAATAACTACAGCAACAACATTTGTTCCTCCAGCATCTGGATACTACGAAGTGACACATACTGATAATGGTGTTATACTTAAAGACAGAGATGGGGCAGAAACTCATGTGGCCTTGGACATAGCAGAACCTACTCCTACTTATGTTCAAAATGAAGAACAGAAAGAAGGCGGTCTTTGGCAAAGCATAGTGCATCCTATCACTCCAGAAGAATATCAACAAAAGGCCAAGAAGAATGACAACGGGTAAAATTACTCTAATAACACCGCCAGACTTTTACGAAAACGAAAACCTTAGCATACTATTAATTGGACTCGATGAAGATGAGCAAACAAGTTCTACTGAATGGCTAGGCTCTGCTGAAATACAAACCAACACCAATCTTTATTACTATCAAAACGAAGATGCAATCGAATGGTTGCTTTATGCGATAGCAAGAAGTGATGCGGTATATGTAAATGCAGATGCTGACAGCTATATTGTTCAAGCCATGTTAAGTTACATGATTGGCAAATCTCACGTATATTTTAGTTCCAATGATGAGAATAAAATTCGCTTATTCTCTTGTATTAGCGGACATCGCGTAAATAATATTACAGAATTTTTACAAGGCGTATTCAGTGATTAAAGACAAACACTCCTGCGATTTTTGCGGGAAAAGTAAAGAAGAAGTTGAAAAACTCATTGTCGGGAATGACGTTGGTATATGCAACGAGTGTATTGATTTATGCTCAAATATTTTGACTGACGAAAAAGTCAAAGACTTTCCTGATGAGAAAGAACTACAGTCAAAATACAATCCCAGTAAAATCAAAGATTACCTAGACCAATACGTTATTGGTCAAGACCATGCAAAAATAAGTCTTAGTGTTGCAGTCAATCAACACTACAAACGCATCAATAATCCAAGTGCAGATATCAAGTTAGAAAAATCAAACGTCTTACTGTTAGGCCCAACTGGTTGCGGTAAGACTATGATGGCTAAGAAAATTGCAGAGTTCCTAGATCTGCCATTTGCGGTGTGTGATGCCACAGGCCTAACAGAAGCAGGCTATGTAGGCGATGACGTTGAAAGTATCCTTACTCGACTGGTTGCTATTGCAGATGGAGATGTAAAGAAAGCCCAACGTGGAATTGTCTACATTGACGAAATTGATAAGATCAGTCGCAAGGGCGAGAATGTCAGCATCACTCGTGACGTAAGTGGCGAAGGCGTACAACAGGCTCTTCTCAAAATGGTTGAGGGAAGTGTTATGCGATTGCCAACTGGTGATAAGCGTAAGCACCCTGGTAAAGAAGTCCTGGAAATTGACACCAGCGAAATACTCTTTATCTGCGGTGGCGCATTTGTCGGTCTTGACAAAGTTATTGATCGCAGGGTAAACAGTAACTCTATTGGATTCAGCAGTAAGGTACACAGCAAAAGCGAAATCAAAAATGTACACAAAGACGTTACTACCAAGGACATTATTACCTACGGAATGATCCCAGAATTTGTTGGTCGATTTGGTATCATTACTCATGTTAATGAATTAAGTGTCAAGGACCTAGTGACTATTCTTAAAGAGCCAAAAAATAGCTTGATTAGACAATATCAGTATCTTTTTGAGTTAGAAGGTGTTGACTTATCATTTGATAGTGATGCACTTGAAATTATAGCAGAACAAGCCAAAGAATTGGAAACCAATGCTCGTGGACTTAAAAATTGCCTAGAAAAAGTACTTTTAAAGTACCAGTTTGAAGTTACTGATTTAGTAGCCCGTGGTTTGACAGGACTTAGAATAAGTAAAGATACAGTTAAAGGCGGAACTGCCGCACTTATTTTTGAAGAGAAAAATGGCAAAAAATCACAACAGTAAACGAGGCTTGGTAGTAGAAGTAGGAGACAATTTTAATGCTTCGCTTAGAAAATTTAAGAAAAAAGTAGACGATAGCGGACTATTGATGACCGTGCTATCCAAACAGTTTTACGAAAAACCCACCACTGAACGTAAGCGCAAAAAAGGTGCCGCAAAGGCCCGTTGGAAAAAGCATTTACGCAATCAACAACTTCCACCAAAACTATACTAATTTACCTTAGATGATGTTATACTATAGGTATGACAAAACACTTAATGGTAGACTTAGAAACGATGGCTATCACGCCACGTACAGTTGTGCTGACTCTTGGCGCAGTTACATTCAATCCGTTTAATAACGATATCTATGACGAGTTGTATTTCAAACTCAATTTAGATGATCAGGATGCATTGAACCGCGAGATTGATCCAAACACATTAGATTGGTGGGCTAAACAAAATCCAGAAGTGATGGAAGAAGCGTTTAGTCCAGATGGTCGTATTGGTCTTGCCGACGGTATTGACCAGTTCCATAAGTTTGCTTGGGGGTGTGACAAGATTTGGAGTCACGGTGCTGTGTTTGATATTATCATCCTTGAGGATATCTATCGACAGCTTAACAGACCTATTCCTTGGGAATTTTGGAGGTGCCGTGATACACGCACCTTGTTTGACCTAGCTGATCCAGAGATGGAAAAAAGCGCCGAACAACATAATGCGCTATTCGACGCTATTCGTCAAGCAAAGGGTGTGCAGACTGTTTATCGTAAACTAGGTAAGTCTACTTAAACCAACCAATCTTTTCACCAGCGGCCTTTCTACGGTCGCTTTCTTCTTTTGTAGTTGGGTAACGGCTTGCCCAGATTAAGATCAATGCAAAGAACACACTCATACCTGCAACCGCTTTCCAGTTCTGTGTAGCGAACCACAAGATAATCAAACTCATGTCCATGCATATAAACATGATCCATTTTACTTTAGCAGGGTAAACTCTGCCATCGTTCCAGTTCTTAATAAATGGTCCAAACAGTTTGTGATTCATCATGTAGTTGTGGAATCGTTCGCTACTACGAGCAAAACAGTAGGTAGCAATTAAGCTAGGTGTTGACCAAGGAATACCTGGCACAATAACTCCGATATATGCTACTCCTAAGAATAGTATACCTGCTGTGAACCACAAATACTTTTTAATTTTTGTAAACATCAAATGCCTCTTTAAGTGAACGAGCTAGATAGTCAATATCTGCCTCGGTATGATTGGGCGTTGGTGTAAAGCGCAATCTTTCAGTACCCCACGGAACGGTTGGGTAGTTGATGGGTTGTACGTACAATGCTTTTTCTTCTAACAGCCAATCTGAGATTGCTTTAGTTTTCTTAGCATCACGTACCATAACAGGAACAATATGTCCGTTCTCTGATAATGGGTTAATTTCTAATCCTGTAGCACGTAAATGTTCTCTTGTACTGTGTGCTACTTCAAATATCTTAGCACGAAGTTCTGGATGGTCTTGCACGTACTTGACACTGGCCAACGCACCAGCACACAGCACAGGACTCATACTTGTTGAAAAGATAAAGCCGTCTGCATAACTTCGTACCATGTCAACTAGGTCACGGCTTCCGGCAATGTATCCGCCTTGAACACCAAATGCTTTGGCCAGCGTACCTTGTATGATATCTACCCCATCAACGCAGAACTGTTCTTCAGCAACACCTGCGCCTCGAGCTCCGTACAAGCCAACAGCATGTACTTCGTCTACATAAACCATAGCACCATGCAAGCGAGCAATTTCGCAAACATCGCTGACTAAGCCTTTATCACCGTCCATGGAGTAGACTCCCTCTAGAGCAATAATAGGTTGTGTATCAATTGGTAAGTCTTTTAGGATTTCACGTAAGTGATCTAGATCATTATGCTTCCAAACTGTGCGATTTACTTTGGTACTCTTAATACCTACAATCATACTATTGTGATTGTGCTTGTCGCTTATGTAATGTACATTTGGAATCATACGTCCCAGGACACTGAGTGTAGCTTGATTGGCTACATAGCCGCTGGTAAAAGTTAGCGCACTGGTCTTATCGTGTAGTTTGGCAAGTTCGTGTTCTAGAGCAACGTGATAGTGAGTTGTTCCGCTAATGTTGCGGGTGCCGCCGGCACCTGCACCTGCGGTATCTAATGCGGTGTGCATAGCATCGACTACTACTTTATGCTGACCCATGCCTAGATAGTCGTTTGAACACCAGTTGGTAATATGTTTGATGTTGTATTTTCCGTACCAAATGGCTTTTGGAAAGTCACCCCGCTGTCGCAGGATGTCTGTGAATACTCTGTAATTGCCTTCAGTTTTGAGTTTCTCTAGACTTTTGGCAATCGCATCTTGTGTTTTTGGCTTAATCATAGCATTATTTATGTGGTAATTTAATTGACAGGTTTACCATTTGAGTGTATAATAGTTGTTATACCATTCAGAAAGACACTATTATGAAAATCGGATTAAGTTACAGCCGTTGCATTAGAGACATTGTCGACGGTACTATAGATATTAATGAAGTACTCGTTCTCATCACTCGCACAGATTTTGATCCGCACAATGACGAGCAGTGGTCAGGTATTTGGGAAGGGTACGGCGGCGGCCAGAATTTTGGAGGACTGTGGAGTAATCCAGAATGGGCAGGATATAATGATGAGGCTAAGTTCCGTGCAATAAGTATCGAACTGTATGATACAGGTAAGATGCACCAACCGCGCCAGTTCGGAGCTCATCCCCGCAGGATGCCGTACATTTGGTTGGAAGCAGTATTGCCTAACACAGAGTTAGACTCTAACCCAACCTTAAAAAGAGCTTGGGAAGGATTTCAAACTATCGCGGGGTTGAGTGGAGTAACATTAGATAAGGAAGCACAATGAAAATTAATTTAGTCAGCGACATGCATCTTAACTTTGCAGACATTGAAATGCCCGGTGGTGATGTGTTGATTATGGCTGGCGACATTATTGAAGCTGGTGGTCTGCGCCGTGCTGACAATGCAAAGAAAGATACTTTCTTGGCTGATCGCTATCGCCGTTTCTTCAAGGAAGAAATGCCCAAGTACCGCAAGGTGATTTACATTATGGGTAATCACGAGCATTATAACAACAGCTACGACGACACCGCAGATCGTATTCGCAGAGAACTGCCAGACAATGTTCACTTCCTTGAACAAGAGGGTGTGCAGATCGATGATGTGTGGTTCTTTGGTGGTACCTTCTGGACTGACATGAACAAGGGTAATCCAACCAGCATGCAGATCATTAAAGAAAGCATGAACGACTTTAAGATCATCAAGTTTGGGCATGGTGTTAAGATTGAAAATTACGGCAACAGCTATTGGACTAATCACTTCACCCCTGCCTATGCGGCCAGTGTTTTTAAGGATACTGTAGACAAGCTCAAGGTATTCTTAGACGAACACAAAGACGACAAGGTAGTTGTGGTCAGTCATCATGCGCCCAGTGCTATGAGTATTGATCCTATGTTCAAAGATGACCATCACATGAACGGTGCATACTACAGTGACCTAAGCGAATTGATTTTAGATAACCCTCAAATCAAAACTTGGGTGCATGGACACATGCACAATCAAAGTGACTACATGATTGGCGAGACTCGTGTGCTAACTAACCCTCGTGGTTACCTAGGATACGAAACTATTGCCAACACATTTGACCCTGGATTCAGTTTTGAAGTATGATAGTAAGGTCCTACGATTCGAAGACTGTTCGACTCTCTTGGGAGTCTAAAGACGACAATCGCACATGGGACAAGGCTTGTATCTACGCAGTTGAAAACTTTGGACTTCCGGGAGATCGTTTTGAGTGCCACTCAAACGAAGAATGGATGGACTTTGAATTTAAGGACGACAAGGATGCACTCATGTTTTTAATGGGTGTTTCTTGAACTCTATAACCTTTGGCAAAGACCAATATCATCTTAATGGTGCCATGGAAGCCTGGTGCCGAGAAAACATCGGCGACGGTGGCTGGGGTGGCATGGACGGAGAGTTCTGGTATATCAAAAGCATGTTTGGCAATACCACATTTACATTTAGAGATCCAAAACACCTAACCTTATTTGTGCTGAGGTGGTCATGACAGGTTGGCAAAGCAAAAAGGCTATGAAAAGTCTTGAACAGGAAATAGCTAACAAGATGGGCAATGACATGTCCCGTGAGATCGATCGCAAAGTGCTCTGGGGTATGCTTAAAGGCATAGGATGGACTCGTGTCATGCTGGATCGACTACAGGATAACAAACACGCTATTGATATTACCATTTGGCTAGAGGAAAATATTAAAAATCCTTTTGAGCGCAATGGCAGAGATTTTATCTTTGAAGATCCAAAAGATGCTACCATGTTTATATTGCGATGGGTATGATAAAAGTCGACGAAGATTACTTTGCCGTTGAATTGAATTGGCGCCCTTCCAAAGAAATACTAAATTGGTGTCGCAGTACTTTTGGTGACGGAGAAGATGGTAGATGGCATTATCTGCATCCTAATATATGTTTTACCAGTGAGTCAGATCGACTGCTGTTTATACTGAGATGGTCATAAGTAAAAAACAGACACACAGAGAGAATTAAGTCTTAAACAAAGGAGAAAAAATGGACTTTATAACAAACGTCTTACTAAAAGACATTTCGTATCTATGGATGATCTTCTTCATTATGATCACCGCTGGATTAGCAAAAGAGTACGCTCTATTCGCCCCAGCGTTTGCCTATGTAAGAAATACATTCCGTAGTAATAAATTCGTAGTTGTACTTCTAAGTGCAATTGGTGGAATTCTGCCAATTGAAGGCCGAGTAACAGTTTCAGCAGGTCTGCTGGATACTGTAGCACCTAAAGACGGTCCAGGCCGTGAGAAATTAGGTATTGTTGATTATCTAAGTACGCACCATTATTATATGTGGTCGCCATTAGAAAAAACAGTAATCCTACCTATCGCGGCATTTGGCTTGTCATACGGAGCATTCATCGGTCTAGTTGCACCCTTGTTAATTGTTAGCTTGCTGTTCATCAGCATCTACATCTGGACGCAAGTTAAAGATGAAGATCTAACAATCACACCAGGAAACTTCAAATTGAGTGCAGTCATGCGCAATGTGTTACCAATGTTTGTTGCCCTAGGCACCTACATCGGTCTCGGCGGCGAAGGACATGTATTTCCAATTTTTGGTTTGCTAACTCTATACTATGTGATCATCACACAGCAGTGGAGCCCTAAGAAATTATTGGGTTACATTCGTTGGGATGTTCTAGCATGGGTTGGTGCAGTTATTATCTTAGGCAACTATTTCAAATCCTACAATAGTGAGTTCCTAACTATGATCAAAGGTGTTGGACTAGATCCTCACACGTTTGTTGGTATGTTAGCAATTTCAGTTATTGGATTTGTGGTTAGTTTCTTAATGGGCAGTTCAGGCAAGTTTATTGCCGTGGCAGTATTAATGGCGCAGGTCTTTGGAGTTGAATACTTCATATGGTTCTTTGCTATTGACTTTGCTGGCTATCTATTAAGTCCAACGCATAAGTGTGTTATGATTGGTAATCGCTATTTTGGTACACCAGTCGCCACTTATTACAAGGCGCTAGGAACCTGGGCCTTGCTATTGTTAGCAGTTTCTGCTACAATAACATTTTTAATATAAGGAAATAAAAAATGAAGAAAATCTTCGCAATCTTGGCTTTGGCCACAACCGCATCAGCGTTTGCACAAAGTGGTGTGCAGTTTGAATTTGAAAGAGAGCGTGGTACTACAGGTAGTAACACAATGTCAAACACAGTCAAAGTAGCACCATATGTCAAACTCGACAACGGTATTAAACTTGACCTTCAATTCGGCGGTAGCCGTGATGACGGAACAGTTAGCGGTAACAACAACGCTCTTGAGAACACAGTAGAAGCTCGTGCTCAAAAGATGTTTGAAGTTGCTCCTGGTCTAAAGTTAGGCGCACGAGTTGGCCTTGGACAAGTGTTTAATGGTACTAACTCAGCTGGTAAAACAGTTGATTTTGGCTACTACACATTTACACCGAAGGCTGAATATGCAATCAATGACAAGTTGAGTGCATTGGCTTCGTTCCGTTTCCGTAACGGTTTCAGCGACAGCGACAACTATTTGACACGCACTTATAAAGCTGGTCTAGGTTATAACTTAACCAAGAAAGACACAGTTGAAGTTCAGTACTTTGAAAAGCGCGGTGATTCAAACGTCAACGGCGTTGAATTAGCTTACTCACGTAGTTTCTAATCAAACTATGGAAATGTTGGAACTTTTTCCGACAGTAGTTGGTACTACACAACGGAATGATCTTAACGACCATTCCGTTGTTTTTTCTGCGCTACAAAATGAGTGGGCAGGAGATCCAATTGAGAATCTTCTTTGCCAGACTCATAACAGTATCCACAAAATAAAAGAGCTAAATCCAATTACTGAATTCGTAACACAATCAGTTGTAGAATATCTTCAACAACATCAATTTACTTTTGACCCAGCAGATTTATACGTTGCCAGTTGCTGGGCCAATGCAGGCAACACAACAAGTAAAACACACGAAACACACTATCATTTTAACAGTTTTGTCAGTGCTGTATATTATCTATCTGCTCCAGAAGGATCGGGAGCATTATATTTCCCTCACCCTAATGTACCTTTATATTTGTTACAACCTAATGTAGCAAAATCAAATAATCTCAACAGCATAGGTTTTCAAATTAGACCACAAGCAGGCAAATGCATAATTTTTAGAAGTAGCACCGCTCACGGAGTACGTCAAAATAACCTTAAGCCTGATACTACAAGAATAAGTATTGGGTACACGTTTAACATTAAACGTATTGGCGAAAACAGTCATTCAAGCAATTACGAGGAATTATGAAAAAAGTTTTAATCTTAGGTGTTAACGGTTTTATCGGTCATCATTTGACCAAACGAATTTTAGAAACCACAGACTGGGAAGTCTATGGTATGGATATGTCTAGTGACAAACTAGGCGATATGGTTAATAACAAGCGTGTTCATTTCGTCGAGGGCGACATTACTATCAATAAAGAATGGGTAGCCTATCACGTTAAAAAGTGCGATACCATTCTACCGTTAGTCGCGGTCGCAACTCCCGCGACCTATGTACAAAATCCGCTTCGCGTGTTTGAACTAGACTTTGAAGCAAACTTGCCAATCATTAAAGATGCTGTCAAATATAAGAAGCACTTGATTTGGCCAAGTACAAGTGAAGTGTATGGCATGAGCAAAGACACACCATTTGATCCATATGAGTCAGAATTAACTTACGGTCCTATCAACAAGCAACGTTGGATCTATGCCTGTGCTAAACAGATGATGGATCGTGTGATTGCCGCTTACGGACAAGAGCAAGGATTTAACTATACTCTATTCCGTCCATTCAATTGGGTCGGCCCTGGTTTAGATAAAATCAGCACACAGAAGGAAGGTAGCCCACGTGTTATTACTCAGTTCTTGAGTAACATTGTGTTTGGCAATGACCTACAGTTAGTAGATGGTGGAGAGCAGAGACGTTGCTTTACCTACATTGACGATGGTATCTCAGCTCTAATGAAAATCATCGAAAACAAGGACGGTATTGCTACGGGCAAGATCTACAATATTGGCAATCCAGTAGAAGATCACTCAATTTCTGCTCTAGCAGGAATGATGTTAGATTTGGCTAGAAAATATCCTGCATACTCAAATGCACACAAGGTTAATATTGTTGGCACACTGAGCAGTGACTTCTACGGCAAGGGCTATCAAGATGTGCAAAGTCGTGTTCCTAAGATCACTAACACACAAGAAGAACTGGGTTGGACTCCTACAGTGACCCTAGTAGATGCTCTAGATAAGATTTTTGAATTTTATCAAGATCACGCCCGTGAGCTATCAGATTTGACAGAGTAAGTGGATTCGTGTATAATAAATAAAGTAGTAGGAAATGCCGATTGGGTTTCTTACTCCGGGCACAATGCCCATTTATGTCTTGCTTATTAAAGGAGAAAAACATGACACAATATCGTATCGATTCGGCTAACTTAGGCCGCGCACTAATTGGTTTTGACGAGCTTTTTAATTCATTTGAAAATCGTCTTGCAGGCCAAATTCACAACAACTATCCCCCATTTAATGTTATTCAGCTCGATGAAAGCAACTACGAGATCGAAATCGCAGTAGCTGGATTTAAGAAGTCTGAAATCGACATTGAGCTGAATCAGCAACAGTTGATCGTTAGCGGGGAACATGAGGATGACGACAAGGAAAACCGAGTTTATCATCACCGTGGGTTGGCCGCACGTAACTTTGAACGTAGCTGGACTCTTGAACAGTATGTTGAAGTACGTGGTGCAGAAATCAAAGATGGTATTTTAACAATCAAACTTGAGCGTGTGCTTCCAGAAGCAATGAAACCACGCAAGATCGCGATTGCTGACACTATCGAAACGACACAACCTAAAATCAAGGTTGCCTAAAAACCGGGAGGGGAAACCCTCCCACTTTATATAAACGGATACACAATGGCTGAGACCCTAACAAAAACTCGATCAACTACAGAGATTGAAATAGTAAAACCTAGCAAATACAAAGTCATTGTGTTCAACGATGACAAGACTCCGGTTGATTTTGTTATTGCTATGTTAATAAAAATCTTCTATCACAGTCCGACCAGTGCAGAAAATATTACCTTAAAGATCCACAATGAAGGATCTGGTGTTGCTGGAATTTACAGTTATGAAATTGCAGAACAAAAAGTTGTAGAAGCTACTGCCCTAGCACGTGAGCATGGCTTTCCATTAATACTCAAAGCGGAGGCAGAATGAGCTTAAAAGAACTTACTTGGGATAATCATCAACGAGCAGAAGCCACACCATTCATGGAGGCTGTTTTTAAAAAACGCATGCCAACTGAACTGTGGGCTGATCTTATGTTTCAGAAGTCTTCAATATACAACACTATTGAAAACATTGCACGTCATGAAAAGCTAACACTGGACATGCTAGAGATAGAACGTAGCATCTTGCTTTATCTAGATGCCAAAGAGTTAGCAGGCGCCCAATTACCAAAGATGCGTCCAGTAACAGCACAATACTGTTATTATCTTTTAGGTCTAATTGGACACCCAGAACGTATCATGGCCCATCTTTATGTATGGCACATGGGTGACCTATTTGGCGGACAGATGATCAAGAAGATCATGCCTGGCCCGCATCGTAATCTAGAGTTTGACAATCCAGATGAACTCAAAGTTAAGATCCGTAGTAAACTAAACGACAGCATGGCTGATGAAGCTAATGTAGCCTTTGAGTGGGCAATTAAACTAATGGAAACCTATACAGATGAGCTTGATCTGGAATACATTGGTTGACATTCAACAGGCCTTTGAAAATCGATTCAACAACACCGGCACAGAAATACAAGAGCCTGGTCTAGAAAGATTCAACTGGTACAACAAGGTTTGGACCAGTGACCATTATCGCAGAGCGCACATTGATGTAGTAGATGCTAGAGAAACAAAAGGTCTCTGGATGATGCATTGCTGTGTATTCCCCCATACAAATAACTCTGCTCCTATCTTTGGTTACGATGTTATAGCTGGTAAAAATAAAATAACAGGTTGCTTTCACGACTTTAGTCCTATAGTCAAAGATCATCCTCTACTAGACGAGTTCCACGAAAGCGTTAAAGGGCTAGAATGGAAACGCACTAGAGAACTACCTGAGTGGGCAGAACTGATATTCAGCGGCAACATGATAGCGGCCAGTAATGTCAAAGAAGAACAAGAACTTGATCAAATCAAAACAGTGGTCTTAGACAATCTAGATTTATATCTATCTCGTGTTGCTGAGACAAACGGTCAAGTTGAAAATGTTACAGAACAGCAGAACTATTACTGCGCCAACCAACAGCGAAATCCCCACACACCTAAGGTAATGACCAGCTTGGGGTTGAACGAGGAAGACGTTCGTGTGTTCATACAAGAATGTCTATTTCCCAAGATAGGAGGCCAGTGATGAGCCTAGTATGGGATAAGATTGAAGCACTGGCTAAACATTTTGAGCAAGAGTTTAATCGTACAGGTACTGCAATAGAAGGTACACTCAATAATGATTACGAATGGCATAACCAGTTATGGACCAGTGACAACTATCGCAGAGCCCACCTAGAAGTTGTTGATCATAGAGAAAGCCACAAGCTCTATATAGTTCACTGTACGGTGTTCCCACATTTTAACGATCCCAGTCCTATTTGGGGGTTTGATGCTGTCTGCGGCAAGAACAAGATCACAGGAGCCTTCCATGATTTTAGCATCAGCGGAGATCCCACCAGCCCTATGTATCTTTGGTTTAAAGCCCAAGTAAATGGCCTAGAGTGGAATAAACCTAGAGAGCTACCTGAATGGGCTCAACACATATTCAGTCCTGCAATGGTTGCCGCGGGTAATTTACAGGAAATAGATGAAATAGATCAGCTATGCAATACTGCTAAAACTACTTTAGATTTTTATCTTAAAACTGTAGGGATTGATCAGCAGAGCGGATTTAACTTCCATATGGCGCAGAACAAGTACTGTTACTGGCAAAAGCAGAATCCGCACGTAATACGTAGCATGGTCAGTATGGGCATAGATGAAGCTAAAATGAAGCGATTCGTAGATGAAGTTCTGTTCCCGGAGTTCTACTAAATAGTGCTATGCGAGCAAAAGAATTTTTATCCGAAAAAGCAGATCCAAATGTAAATTCTAAGTTACAGTTCATACGGTCTAAAATAGATGCTGGGGAACTAACTGATCCGAAAACTGTTGACTATATCTATAAGATTATTCAAAAGCCAGAACTACAGGCCGCTATCAGTTCTTACTTAGGAACGGTGCAATCTAATGACGCAGACGTAGCGGCATTCCAAAAACGTAATAATGACATGTTAGCGGATATTATTCGCAAACTTCCTGTGCAAAAGGAAAAGCTAGATCAATTTATCAAACGTTGGGCAAGTGGAAAAGGCTTTGTAAATGTTGATTTATTAGTGTCCGGAAATAAGGGCACATTACAACAATTAATACCAGATCCAACAGCTTTTATTGCCTTTGAAACTTTTGAAAAAATACGTTCTCAAGTTAGCCTACATAAAAAAGGCACAGCAGGTTACGGTGAATTCGGTATGGCCATGCTCAGCCCTTTGGTATCATTAAAAGCTCCTGGTGATATTCAGGTGAATGGACAACCAATAGAAGTTAAAGGTAATGATGCCCGACTATACGCAGATGAAAGAGCAGGCCTTGAGGAAGATTTAGATGAAGCTCCTAAGCCTATACAATCCCCGGGCCTAGCAAAAAATAATGTTCGACAACCTAATCAGCTAAATCAAAATCCTAATCCTTTACAAAAACCTACTGCTAAACTCCAACAGCAGGTTCCGGCAGAAAAAACAGTCAAGCGAGGAGCTTCTCCGGGGGCATTGAATAATGTATTAGCAGGTATTCTAAATAATGATCCTGATACTATCTCTAATGTAACTGATGCATTCAGTAGCAGAGGAGTAAAAAATGCCCAAAAAATTATTAAGACAATACAGAAGCAGGGCGAAGAAGGATTAGAGACACTTAAGATCGAATGGTGGAAGGCTGGTTTTAATTCATATTATCAAGCCATTAAGATGCCTATTATGGTAATTGGGTTTGGCCAATTCCTTATCAGCGACAGTCCCGACGATTTTATTTCCTGGGGATGTTTGCCTAGATCTATTACAAATTACGGATATATGTTTGGCAGACAGGTAGGACAAAGTCGAGAAACTTATCCAAAAATATTTGTTCCGGGCCACAACAAATAATAGCTTATTTGTAATATCAATAAACACCCACTAAATTCCCCTTTCTCTCCCGTTAAATATTAATAACCGGGGGGGAGCCTGATGAAATACATCATCAAGGCATTAGTAGGCACTACCTTAATCGTAGTACTTAATTCAAATGCCGCACCATTAGCAGATTATACATTTAAAAGCCCGGCCTTTAACGGCTCTGGTTACAGTTCTCACGTACTAACAATAGAAAACCAAGAATACACACGACAGAAAGCTGTTCGTGATCAAATACAGGCGGCCCTAGATAAAGCTAAATCTGATGCCGCTAATACCAATATGTCTAAGTTCTTAAGCAATTTAGAATCACGTATATATGCACAAGTTAGCCAAAATTTAGCCGCGGCAATGTTTAAGGATGGTGGCAGTACAGAAGGTCGCTTTGTTATGACCAAAGACTCAAATGGCAATCCATTGACGTATATGGATTGGTACAAAAGCCTAGAAGGTATAGTTGTCACTGTAAATCAGCCAGGACAGCCGCCAACAACAATCACTGTGCCACTTGGCCAGTTCCAGTTTTAAAGGTAGAGCATGAAAAAAAATCTAATAGCTCTTTCAATACTTTTAGCATTAAGTGGTTGTGCTGTAATACAAAGTTCAGGATTGAGTGAGACTGAACCAGAAGTAACAACACAGATGAAGAATGTCAAAAAAGAATTTGATTCTATTCCAGGCCCTGCTGTTGGTAAACAAGTTAGTGTTGCAGTTTATAGTTTTGCAGACAAGACAGGACAACGCCGCCCACAGGCCAACGTAGCAAGTTTATCAACTGCCGTTACACAAGGCGCCGAAACATTCCTAATACAGGCTCTACAAAATGTAGGTCAAGGTCGATGGTTCGAAGTTGTTGAACGTGTAGGCATTGATAATCTAACTAAAGAACGTCTAATCATCCGTCAGATGCGTGAAGCTTATGAAGGTTCAAATGCCAAACCTCTTATGCCAATGCAGTTTGCAGGCATGATCATCGAAGGTGGTATCGTAGGTTACGATTCTAGTACAACCAGCGGTGGCGCTGGTATGCGCATCTTTGGTATTGGAAAACAAACACAATGGTCAACTGATACTGTTACTGTAAGTTTGCGAGCAATCAGTGTAAACACAGGCAAAGTTTTAATGACAGTGGTTGTACAAAAAACTATCCTAAGTACAGCAGACTCTGCTACTGCATTGAAATTCTTTGACCAAGCAACTCAAGCGTTTGAAGCTGAAGCAGGATTGACAATTAACGAGCCAGGCACCTATGCAGTTAAAGCCGCAACAGAAATGGCAGTTGTTGAATTAATAAAAGAAGGACAGCGTAAAGGTGTTTGGGATTACAAACAAGAAGCACCTAAACCTGCGCCAGTAGTTGTTCCAGAAATAAAGAAAGAAGAAGTCAAAGTAGAGGAGAAGAAAGATGTCGTGGTTCAACCGGAAGCCCAGCCCGAAACCAAAACAGAAACCTTACCCCCTGCCCCCGCAGAAGTAAAGGTTGAAGAAAAGAAAGTAGAAATACAAAAAGACAACGATAAACCAAATGAAAGCAAAATGGCACAAGTTACTGCAAGGCCGTTATTTGGTGAGAGGAAGCTACGAGAAGGATCGTACTTGTACGCTACTGAAAATGAAGCAGGTACGAAGAAATGGTGGTTTCCCAAAGGTAGCATAGTAAGTGTAAGACAACCTGGAAGTGAGGGTTGGTGGAGAGTAATGATAACAGACGGTACTGAGCGAGGTGGTTGGATTCGTTCTAGTCAGTTAGAATAAGGTGTTGGTTTTCCAACATGTTGTTTTTTTAACATGTTGTAAAAATAACAGCATAGTATAATAGAGAGGTAAGAGTGTTTAAATAAAATAGCAGTACACTATATGGTCATTGACCAAGGAGCTAAATTGGGGTAGAACTAAGCGTTTGTAAACAATTACAAACAAGGTGTTGCAACTCAATTTATTAAAGTATGAAAACAAGTATAAAAGGCGGTGGTAAGTTGTCGAGAAAATTACTTACAATTCTAATGACAGTTGGAATGCTGTCATCGGGTTCACTGTTAGCGGCTGATAACAGTATCTATATTGATCAATCTGGCGATTTCGCTAATGTCACGATTAACCAAGATGGTGCAGGTAACCAAGTACGGGGTTTGCAGGCTAACGGTGGTGATGACAAGACCATAGCTTCTGTAATTAGGGGTAACGGTGTTAACGTAAACATTAATCAAGTCGGTGGTTCAAACAAACTAGATTTGGGCATCAATGCTATCATGGCTGGAAATAAGAGTGTTGATTTTACGTATTCTACTGTGAACGCAGGAAATTTGACAGGTAATAACAACACTGGTATATTCCAACTTGGTAATGGTAGTGCAACATTAGCCAACTCAATCGTTAGCGTAGTTCAGGTTAACGGAAACAACTATGCCGAAGTTAGAATGCAAGGGTCCGACAATACATTAAATGCACTACAAAGTGGTGGTAACGCCAGTTTAATTTCTTCGGTTAATGCCAGTGGAACTAATCAACAGATTACAACTGCCGGTGGTACTGGTAACTCAGTTAGTACAACATTAACTGGGCAAAACGGCCAGGTGTATGTCAATGTAATGGGCGCATCTAATACCGTTGCTATTGCACAAGATGGTACAGGTGGTCTGACTGGTCATCAAGCAACTATGGATATTAATGGTACAGGCAACTCAGTAAATCTAGCACAGGCAGGATCGCCAGCGGCTAACGTTTTTAACTTGCGAGTTGGTAGCGCAGGATCTGCGGCAAGTACTAATACCTATAACATAACACAGACAACACGATAATATGAATTTTCGCACAGCAATATTGTTATGGTTGCTGAGTATTACGTACAGTTACGGTGCCGTCGGCACTGTGACTGAACAAGTCAACACACCAGCCAGCATACAAAGAGACAAACAAACACTCACGGGCAACAAAGGCACGGGGGTGGAGATGAACGATTCAATCAGAACACAAGCAGGTAAGGTAGGAATAACATTCCAAGATGACACACGAGTACAGGTTAACGAAAACAGTAAACTTGTAATTGACGATTTTGTATATGACCCAAAAAGTAAAAGCGGTAAACTAAGCGCCAAGATGGCACTTGGTACCGTTCGTTATGCCAGCGGACAGATTGCAAAAAATTCACCACAAAATGTAGCACTGAATACACCAACAGCAACTATTAGTGTGCGTGGTACAGACTTTACAGCGTCAGTGGACGAGCTAGGACAATCAACAGTTATATTATTGCCTAGCTGTCCTACTGATCGACGCACAAGATCAATTAAAGACATTGAATCAACTTGCCACACAGGTGAGATCAGTGTAGAAACAGATGCAGGTATTGTTATACTTAATCAACCTTTTCAAGCTACAAAAGTAAACAGCAGAAGTGCGCCCCCAAGTAAGCCAGTTGTGCTCAATCTTAGCGAGAATGCAATTGAAAGTTTGTTATTGTCTACTCCAGAAGAAATGAAAGGAAACAAACAAGATCAGCGACAGACTATGCGTGGTGCTTTAGACGTTGACTTTTTAAAAGAGCAAGGGCTCACTAATGCACTTGATGATAGTTCTAAACAGTTCTTCCAGGACAAGCTCAGTCGTAATTTTTTAGACAGCAATTTCCTTGGCAATATGTTTGATATGGTAGGCAACGGACTTGATGCTAAATTCTTAGAAGAAGTTGACAGCATGTTACCTGACTATAAAAAGTCTAGTGGCATCATCGTAACCAAAGACGATCCGACTATTACTCTATGTCGTGATAACGGCAGTGACATACAATGTGCAACAACACCCATGACACAGAACTCGACCCTGTATATGACGCAGAATAATATTGAGTTTAAAAATCGTGTCAACCAGGGCGGCAACACTATTATTACACTAACACAAAAATAATGAAAGCAATAATTCTATTCTTTACAATATTAGTTGCAGGATTTGGCTCATGTAGTAATGCTCGTGCTGTGGGTTTGGCTGATTTAAAATTCGGACAATATCAGATAGCCGACAGTCAATGGAATGTTCAGGCATGTACACAAACACCAACCTGTCAAATATACAGTAAGAATCCAGGAACAGCTTATAAGATACCTTGGTGGAGTGGACAATTAAATTGGGCCGCAGGAGACTATGTTGCGTTTGTACTAACTGGTGATGCCACTAACCCATGGAACGCAATTCAATATACTTCTAACGGAACACAGAAAGCAGTAATGGGCACTGGACATATTATTAACATGGGCTCGGACTATTTCTTCTTTGTGGGTAATGATAATGATACCGGACAACTGTTCAGTATGACCAGCGGATTCAGCGATAACAATGGGGTATCGTGGACTGGAACATTAAATCCAACTACAACAGAAGTTAATACCTACGCCTCTGGCGGAAGTACAGCACCATTGAGTCCTGGACAAACATATAGTGGCTCGTCTGCTAATACTTCTAGTCCTAGTCAGCCCTCTGCACCATCATATCCTGCGTATGTTACTATTGGAAGTGGTACTCCTGGAACTATGGAATTTGGGTCTAGCGCCGGTCCAAGATTACCGCAACAAACCAACATTGATGTTTGGACCAATCGTACAGTCACAGATGGCAATCAAATCTATATCCAACAGGTCAGCGGAAATAACAACACCGTTACTATGAATCAAGAAGGTAATAAGAATTTAATCAGATCTAGAATAGAAGGTAATACTAATTCTATCACAGTCAATCAAGGTGTGCAAGGAATTGGACAGAACGAGATTAAAACTAACACAGTTGGAGACAATAATACGCTTAATTTAAATCAAGCACGAACAACACAGGGAATGGCCATAGGCACTAACGGACACTATCAAGCAGTGGACATCAACGGCTCTTACAACACACTGACCACACAGCAAAGCAACAGCGGAGGCGTTGGTGGCCAATATATGGAAACAACTATTAGCGGTAATCAAAATAGTGTTACTGCTCGACAAACTGATAATGGTAACAAAATAATGTTTACCACAATCGCAGGTAACAACAATACTGTAGAGGCTGTACAAAAAGGTACAGGACAGCATTACTTAGAAAGTAAATTAACTGGCAATGGCAATAGTGTTAGTGCAGTACAAGAAGGAAATCTTGCTAACCGTGCTACATTAGATCTAACCAATGCCGGAGGTCCGGCCAGTGTGATATTACAACAGAATGGCGGACAGAACGTAAGTGTTACTACAACATGTGCCACAGCAGGAGGCTGTGCGCCTATTACAGTAAGACAAGGATATTAACATGTATTCAACACAACGACAAATAGACTATGAAAGACAAAGAAGACAAGAACGCGAAACAGAACAACGAACTAAACTCATACAGGGCATGATATTAGCACCTATTATGTTTTTAGGTTGGTTTCCTATATTATGGATAGTCGCAAAGATTTTTAAATGATAGCAATCTTTAGTCTAGAGTTATACACTCCTGAATATAAACAGTATGCAGATGAAGTAGGATTTTATGTACAGGACCTCGGCGGAGAGATTGCTGTACGCAGACATGATGTTGAATTTACTGTACCAATACAGCATCAGCTTTTTGTGTTGATAAAGTATCCATTCTTGAAAATGATACCATTAATTTATTAATAAATACTTGTCAAGGAGGACAAAGCCATGAAACAACAAAAGTTAATTCGTAAGTTGTACAAGGCCTGCTTCCGACACGATGAAGATGCAATTATGGATTTGCGTAAAGAAGAATTCCGTAAGATACTAAAGCACCGCGCCGAAGGTAAGCCATTTGATACAAAATGGACCGTGGTAAGGATTTAAGTTTGTAATACAACTGCAATCTTTGTAACACAATGCTACGATAAATACTGCTATGCAGAAAACTTATCGTAGCATTTTTATTTCTGACGTACACTTAGGCACACGAGACTGTCAAGCAGACAAGCTCAACAATTTCCTCAAACACAATACATGCGAAACACTCTACATGGTAGGGGACATCATCGACGCATGGCGCATACAACAAAACAAATGGCGATGGAAACAAAGCCACACTAATGTAGTACGTAGAGTTATGGGGCACGCCAAACGTGGTACGCGAGTAATATATGTCGCAGGAAATCATGACGAATTCCTAAGACCCTTAATGCCTTACGGTATTAATTTTGGCAACATAGAAGTAGTTAATCAATTTGAACACATAGGTGCAGATGGTAAACACTATCTGGTCACACACGGCGACTTGTTTGATGGCATCACACGTTTGGCGCCATGGATCGCTTTCCTAGGAGACAAGGCCTACGATTTTATTCTTGCTCTTAATGGTAAGTTTAATTGGCTACGCCATCGTATGGGGTTTGGTTATTGGAGCCTTAGCAAATATCTCAAAGGCAGAGTCAAGAAGGCAGTAGATTTTATATTTCAATTTGAAAAGAATCTAGCGGCATACTGTAAGAAGCGTGGCTTCGATGGTGTAATATGTGGACATATACATCATGCAGAGATCAAGACCATAGATGGCATTATCTATATGAATGACGGAGACTGGGTAGAAAGCTGTACAGCACTTGTAGAATATCATGATGGTACATGGGAAATCATAACATGGACAAAATCAAATGACAAAGACGATACTTATAGTAACTGATAATTTACCGGAGCAGATCAATGGCGTGGTTACGACCTACAAAAATATTGAGGCTTGTGCGATTCTGGACAACTATCGTGTTGTATATCTTGATCCCGGGAGGTTCCGCTATGTTGATTGCCCTGGCTACAACGAAGTCAAGATTGCCTTTCCCCGGAAGGTGGGCAAGATACTTGAGGAGATCAATCCGGATTATATCCACATCGCCACAGAGGGTCCTATTGGTCTGCGTGTTAGACAATATCTTGACAAACACGGTTATCGCTACAATACTGCTTATCATACTAAGTTTCCAGAAGGACTTAGAGCCCTATTTGGAATCCCTGAAGCTCTTACTTGGCCTATAGTACGTTGGTTTCACAAGCATAGCGGTAAGGTGTTGACCACTACAGATACAATGGTTAAGGAGTTACGTGATCATGGGTTTGATGGAGATGTTATCCCTTGGACTAGGGGAGTGGATAGAACTATTTTTAAACCTAGTGATAGGAATCCTAGTGTTGATCGTGTGTTGGTCTGTGTGAGCCGTGTTAGCAAAGAAAAGAACTTAGAAGACTTTTTTAATTTAGATTACCCGGGACGTAAGATCATGGTGGGCGGAGGCCCCATGTTAGAAGAATATCAAGCAAAATATCCTAGCGTTGAGTTTGTAGGATTTAAAACAGGTAAAGATCTAGCCGAATATTATCAAATGGCAGATGTGTTTGTATTTCCAAGCCGTTGGGAAACATTTGGTATTGTCATGATCGAAGCCATGGCCTGCGGTACTCCAGTGGCGGCTTATCCCTGCCAAGGACCGTTAGATGTAATCGATGAAGGCGTTACTGGCTGTATGAATGACGAACTTAAACAAGCTGTCAAAGATGCCCTGATGCTGTCAAGAGGTCTAGTATATCAAGGCAGTCAACGATGGACTTGGGAACGAGCCTGGCACATATTCCGTGACAACCTTGTAACGAAATTGTAATCGTTATTGATTTAAATAATATTACTCGCCCGCTGACGGCGTACAATGAGATAAGTAGTCAGTAATAGGGACTTAGGTTCCTATTTTTACGGTTATGCTAAATAATATTAGCAGTTAATGAAAGGACACAAACATGGGAATACTAGAAGTTGTAGTATATGGATTTTTCACAGCATTTGGCTGGTGGGGTGCTAATCACTATGTAATCGAACCATACTTTCCGCCATCCATAGAGCGCAAAGAAGAAAAGAAATCTGAGAAGCAGTAATGATAGATTTTGTTGTAACATTCTTTGCTGTATTTTTTACAGACATTTTCTATACCTACTATCTAAAATCAATACAAGAGGAACGAGTAATGCAGGCAAGTTTATGGGCAACTGTTGTGTTCCTTATTGCTTGCGTGGCAGTTATTAATTACACAACCAATTATTGGTTGTTGGTCCCCGCAGGCTTTGGTGCTTTTTGCGGAACCTGGGTAGGGATGAAACTAAGAAACAAGAAGTAAAATGAAACCTACTATTGCCCTATTTTTGTACGATCCTAAGTGTAGCGTACAGTCGGGCAATGGTGTCATCAAAGCATTAGAATCCCAATATAATTTTAAAATTTTCAGCATCAACTCGTTAGAAGATAATTTCTTTGATGATGTAGATATCGTAGCTGTGCCTGGAGGGTTTGGAGACGCTAACAGTTTTGATAAGGCGTTCAGACACAACGGTAAACGAGTTAAAGAATTTGTCCAGAATGGAGGCAAGTACTTGGGTATTTGCATGGGTGCTTACTGGACTGGTAAACACTATCTTAATATGTTAAATGACATAGACGCCGTACAATATATAACACGCCCTAAAACAGATACAAGGAGACCTCATGCTAAAGACCTTAAAATCAATTGGAATGGACTTAACACAACGATGTTTTTTTACGATGGTTGTGCTTTGGTTGGTAACGGTAAGTTCAATACCATCGCTACGTATGCCAACGGTGATCCGATGGCTATCATTCAGGGCCGAATAGGATTAATCGGTTGTCATCCAGAGGCTGAACAATTTTGGTACGATAGTTACAGTTGGATGCGTGGCAAATACGTCAGTAAACATAACTTGCTTTTAGACTTTGTGAACCAGCTAAATACTGGATGCTAAAAAAGATCCTATTAAGCCCATGGACTGCTCTATTAACCTTAGCGTTAGTAGTGGGCATACGTATTGCAGATCTCTCATTTGTTGAAAGCGTAAGACTACGCTACTTTGATACGCTGATTACAGCCAAAGCTCCTACAGAAAATAATATCTATACGGTCAACATAGATGAAGCCGCATTAGACAAATATGGCCAATGGCCACTACCGAGGGTTAACTATGCTGAAATTATTGAAGACCTTTATCATCGTCATGCTGGCCTTGTTGTGCTTAACGTGCTCATGGCTGAGCGTGATCGTACTGGTGGAGATGGGGATCTATCTGCCGCTCTTAAACATTATCCAGTAGTACTAGGATCAGTACCTAGCAACAAAACAAAGAATACCCCACGTGTTCCTGGGAGTGCCGTTTTAGGTCCAGAGTGGTTAGATCAAATAGTTACATATCCTGGACTCATTGCCAACGTTCCGCAACTAGAAAAGAATGCCGCTGGTGTAGGTATTGTAAACACACTTCCAGAAATTGACGGTGTTAATCGTCGTGTGCCTTTAATTGTTACAGTTGATGGCAAATTGTATCCTGGACTTGCACTAGAAACATTGCGTGTTGCTACAGGCAACGACACATTCCAAGTTAAACTCAATGAAGGTGGTGTTGAGAAGATGCGCTTACCCGGAGAGGTTGGAATCGTTAACACAGACAATCTTGGCCGTATATGGATTGACTGGAGTCAGAAATCAAGATCAATTAGTCTATCTAACTTGCCAAAAGACTTTGGTGGTGCTATTGTTGTAGTGGGACCAACCGCGGCAGGTATAAGTAATCCAGTGCCAACAAGCATAGGAGCAGTATTTCCCCATGATGTGCAGGCCGCAGTTATAGCCACTATTGCTAACGGTGTAGTTATACAACGACCTGATTGGGCAGATGGTGCAGAGATATTAGGCGTATTAGCCGCAGGAATTTTATTACTATTTTTAACAAGGTGGACTTATGTTGGTATCGTTTCAGGTGTTGTTATTATTGGCTCTATTTTACCTTTATGTGGATACGCATATAGCAGTGGCCTACAGCTCGTGGACGCGACTCTTCCGATCGGGGGTCTTGTTTTGGTTATGCTTCACGCTTATGGTGTTAAGTTTGTAAGCGAGTTCTTGCAGAAGCAGGCTATAAAGAAACAGTTTGCAGGCTACTGCTCTAAAGAAGTAGTTGAACTGCTACAAAAAGATCCGGACTTAATCAAGCGTGGGGTGCGTAAAGACGTAAGTGTTATGTTCAGTGACCTACGTGGATTTACTCCCATTGGCGAACACTACGGCGATGATGTCGCTGGTCTTGGCAAGTACATGAACGGCTATATGGATGCTATCAGTCAGCCAATGCTAGATAACAAAGGTATGGTTATTAAGTATGTGGGTGATGCATCAATGCACATACATGGTGCTCCTATTGAAGATCCCAATCATGCTCGTACTATCGTTAAGGTAGGACTTGAGATGTTGGACAAAGTAGATGAATATACCAAGCTAATGGAAGCACAAGGTTTACCGCCTGCCGCAATGGGTTGGGGTTGTAACAGTGGTATTGGTTTTATTGGTGAAATGGGTTCAACAGAACGACACAGTTATGATATCTTAGGTGACATGGTGTCAACTGCGGCACGACTAGAAGCACGTTGTAAAGCCTACGGTGTACTATGTATTATTGGTGCTGAGACATACAATCGTACCAAAGACGATTTCTTCTACCTAATGCTAGACAACTTACAACCAAAAGGCAAGACTGTAGCAGATTTGATCTATACAGCATTACGCACACGCGGTGTTGATTATAGCAAGGACAAAGAGCAACACGAAGCGATGCATGCCTTGTATCGTGCTAAGAAGTTTGACGAAGCCGCCGCAATGTGTAAAAAGCTAAAGGGCAACTTTGGCGGACAGATGGACAAGTACTATAAGATCTGGATCGAGCGTTGCGACTTTATGAAGCAACAGGATCTAGGTGACAACTGGAATGGTGAGTTCGTAGCTCACGAGAAGTAATTTATTTTTCGTTAGACCAAATTAATTCATTATTGTTATTGTAAATTAATTTTGTATCTGCTGTGGTATTTTGAACAAAATGAAATGCATCTTCGTACGATTTAAAATCATACTCTGCTGTGTTTAGTACACCTTCAACTACTTGTTTGATAACTGCTTTGTGATGTTTAGGTTCGTATGCCATATTATTCTCCGTACTGATATTTATTGCCTAATTTTTGCAAGTCTAATTTTTGATAGGATAGTAAGGTACATCCATCCAATATCAAATTCAAACCAACGACGACTTAGTTTAACGCTTGCTGGATCAAGATGATGGTTGTTATGAAGTTCTTCACCGCCCACCACAATACCCCAAGGAACAATGTTGCGACTGCTATCACGAGTAGTTCCGTTTTTGTAACCATACCAATGTCCTATTCCGTTAATAACTCCAGCGGCCCAAAATGGAATCCATATCATTTGGATTCCCCATATTAACCAGCCCCATAATCCAAATAAGCAGAGGTTAACAATGAGCATTATTAGTATGCCTAGCCTACTGTGAGCAGAGTAGACATTCTTTTCAACCCAATCATCCGGAGTACCTACACCAAATTGTTCAATCATCTTGACATCTTTACTGGCTTTGTTATATAATAAAGCACCTTTAAAGAAAACAGTCCATAGTCCAAATACATGCGGGCTGTGTGGATCACCTTCTTGATCGGATCGTTGATGATGTTTACGATGTATTGCTACCCATTGTTTTGTAACCATGCCTGTGGTCAGCCACAGCCAGAGTCGCATAAAGTGTTGTAATATAGGATTAAACGTTATCCCTCTATGTGCCTGACCTCTATGCAAGAATAATGTTACGCAGACTATAGTAATGTGTGTAGTTATTAAGGTGTATATAATTGGATTCATTGTAATACTTAGCTTAAATAGTACATGTTCAAAACAATTCTAATCATTTTTGCCCTATTTGCAAACATAGCCTTTGCCAAAGATATAACAGCAACCAGCTGGTTAGTTGCAGATTATAAAGGTAAAATAATTGACGGTGAAAACTACAATGAAGTTAGGCCCATTGCCAGCGTTACTAAACTGATGACTGCAATGGTTATACTTGATGCAGGACAGAGATTAGATGAGCGCATTAAGAACTATACTCGCAGTGAGCTGATAAATCTCACAATAACCCATTCGGACAATAGAGCCGCAATAGCATTATGTGATAATTATCCAGGCGGTAAACATGAGTGTGTAAGAGCAATGAATCATAAAGCTCATATGTTAGGATTAAGTCATACTCAATATCATGACCCTACAGGACTAAGTGTGTTCAATGTGAGCACAGCAGATGAGTTAGTCGATATTATTCTAGAAGCCAGCAAGTATCCAGAGATTGTTGCCGCAAGTAAATCAACGACCACAGTCCATAATAAGAAAAGGGTAGTAGCTGTTAATAACACTAATCCCATTACTCGTAAGCGTGATGATATTATTGTAAGCAAGACAGGTTGGATTCGAGCCAGCGGCGGTTGTCTTGTTATGTTAGTTGACACCGAAGAAGGTCAACGTGTAGTTGTTGTGTTGAACAGTAAAACTATCAAAACCCGTATTCCAGATGCGGAATACATCCTATCTAAGTATTAAGAGCTTCCGCCAGCGGCTTCTTTTTTGTCGCTTGGATCAATCTTCTTGGCAATTGAATCAGCTTCGTCCATAGCATCGTGGAATTTCTTGTTAGCCTGCGCTTCAACTACGGCTGTTTCCATAACACGATCACTTTCGATCATCTTGCCACGGATGGTCAACACAGTATTAACTTTCTGATTTAGACGAATTAAATCGTTGTCCAACATACGGATACGATCGATAAGAGCAATCAATACCGTGTTGGCCTCTGAGATAACAGGCTTAACTTCTTTTGTTGCCCATTCCCAAACGTATTTGATAATGAAGCCCATTCCAACCGCCATAACGATTGGAAAGCCATACTTATTGACTAACTCTACTACATCCATATCGTACTCCTTAAAATAGCAAGCCGATTAGGAATCCAACAACGGCTCCAACAGCCGCCGCTTTGGCTAAATCGATATCATGCCACAATGGCTGATTCTTTAAATATTCCTGTGTACTCGGGCTTAAACTATCAAACCATTCATTCCATTTGTTCACGTGCTGTTCTCCCGTCTTTTAAAAATTTAACCAACGGATCGCACTTAACTAATTGTGCCCGGCCGTTAATATTTGTAAGTCTAAAATAATCTCCGCCTTTCCAGCCTAGTTTATCGATGTCTAGTTCTGGATCAAACTTAATTCCTTCTGGTTCTAGGTCCCAGTCATAATCATAATGTCTCATTAATCGCGTCTCGCATCATTCTTACCGTCTGCTCGTGCAATACGGTCAACGTCTGGGCGCAGGCCAAGAGCGTTGCTTACGATGGTGTCAATACGGACAACATCGTGATTCATGGTTTTTACACGGTTATCAAGAGCAATGATAATGCCCTTCATTCCGTTGATGGAACCAAGTACACCTTGTAATAGTAGTTTGATTGTTAGATATACAAAGTACCCACCGGCTAATGCGGCAGCAACTGGCATACCCAGATCACCAATAATTTTAAAAATCTCGCCCATATAAACACCCCTGTTATGGAGTATTTACTGAGCAGTTAATTCTTTTAAACTTGGTGTTTAATTGCTGTTTGTATAGCGTTTGAATGCCACTTCTATACTTTCAACCCTATCATGGCTATAGGAATTCCAGCGAGTAAAATCGCCGGTGTAATGTTTAGTGCCCTTTGAACCAACAATGATTTCTCTATCAACATTGTTAACTTCACAAAATTTTCTAGCAAGTTCGCCCATCCAATACTTTTGCTCGTAGACTAGATTAATATCTTTATGGTTAAGATCGCCTTGAATAGCAAGATCAAACATTGGATATGTGTCATCTAGATAAACGAAATCAAACAGACAATCTTCACCAATAGTAAAAGGTCCTGTGCCTGTTTGTAGTTTTGTAAAGAATCTTATAGCAGGTTGATCTTCGTGGAACATACCAAATAATCTTAAATTAACAAAATTATCAGTTAAATGTACACAGCGACTTACAAAGTTTTTGCCCATACCGTAGCCAGGCATAGGAATAACACTATTGATATCATCCTCTTTGACTAGGTCAATTGGCCTAGTATGATCAAACTCGTAGCCACTTGCAATATTCACTAATCTTTTAAACTTATGTTTGTTAGAATATAAGTTACGGAACATTGTTACAGTTTCGCCAACGATTGAAATATCTTGTGTAACCATATTAGTGCGACCTGCAACTGCACAATGCACTACTACATCTATATTTTGTTCATCAAAAAACTTATTAACAGCTTCGTGATTTGTTAAATCTAATTCAGATCGGACCGGATGTACAACATCATGCCCCTTCGACTTAAAATATGTTACTAATTTGCCACCGATGAATCCGGCACTACCTGTGACAAATACTTTCATTCAATCACCATCTGCATAAACTGAGGAATCATAGCCATACGCAACTGCATAGGAGTGCCTGGCCAGTGCAACAAGAAGTCACCCGGTTGCCATTGTCCGTCATTGCCCAAGTAGTCATGTGTACCTGTAATGTAGTGCTGTGGATAAACTTCACGGTACAGGTAACTGTTCATATGACGTTGTGGAACAAACTTCCAAAGATGTCTGTACTCAGCAATGGTATCAATAAGAGCCTGCTGTTCCCAAGTTCCGCTAGGGTGATTGTTATACTTAGGTGCTAGATCACAGATGTGTTTCCAATAGGCACGGGCTTCTGGTGAGTTTCTAATAACATAACTGTCAGCATTGATGTTCAATCGATCAGTAGCCATGACAATATGGTAGTCTTCATCAATGAATGTTTCTAAAGGAATGTTGAAGTTAGTGATGATACTGTCAGCACCTGACCAATATAACCATTCGTGTTCTGGATGTTCTTCTAATAATTGTAGTTGAAAGAAGATCTTTTCATAGCTAGGATGCCATTCCATTGTACTTTCTGTACGAACGTATGTATCGTAACCCCATTTCTTTGCATATCTTACTTTATTGCCTTCCCAAGTCATGTCACTCATTGGCTTGATGTGATGTGTATGGATGGCGGTCATTGCGATTTTACTTGCCATTTTGTCCTCTTAGAATTTTGTTGCGTCTGCCCAAGATTTTTGTGCAGAGTCTTTTGGTGAAATAATTGGCACAGCTTGTCCTAGCTTCCAGTCAATTCCGATTGTTGAGTCGTTCCACAGTAAGCCATGTTCGCTTGCTGGAGTAAAGAATTCATCTTGTTGATAGTTTACGATCACATCATCCGATAGTGTCATATACCCGTGATAGAATCCCTGTGGTACGTACAACACTTGTGGAATACTTTCATCTAGGGTAACACTAAACCATTTACCAAATGTGTCAGAGTCTTTTCTTGCATCTACAAATACATCTAGTATTCTGCCCTTGATCACCTGTAGCATCTTGGCCACTTGATGCGGTTCTGATTGGGCATGCAAGCCCCTAATTGTGTTTTTACGTTCTGTCCAAACAGTATTGGATTGCACAAACGGACGGGATAATCCCATTTCTGTCATCCATTTGTCCGACCAACTTTCGCTGAACCACCCTCGGTTATCTGAAAACCGATTAAATGAAACTACCTGAGCTCCGCCATCAATTTTTTGTATGTTCATGTTGTATCCTTTGCAGTATTTACGGTGCAGTCAATTCCTAGACTATTGATCTTGACTCACTTGTAAATATCATTATAACAGAAATACTCGAACATTACAATCATTTTAAAGGAAACACATGGACAAGTTAGAAGTTTTTATGGACGGCGATTGGACGACTCCTGAATCGAAAAAATTAAAAGATGCATACGATAAAGCAGTTGCTGGCCAACACAAACTAAGCGACTTTGTTCGTTGGATTCCGGGTATGAGTGGCTACAACTATCGTTATCTGATCAACAACCTAATGGAAACAGTCGACGATGCTCGCTATCTTGAGATTGGTAGCTGGAAAGGTTCAACCGCTTGCTCTGCAATGTATGGTAATACCTGTAAGGTTGTTTGTGTGGACAACTGGGCCGAGTTCTTTAGAGGTAGTCATGCCAAGGCAGACTTCCACACCAACACTGAAGCAGTAGTAACTGATGCAGTTGACTTCCATTTTATCGAAGATGACTTCCGTAAACTTGATCATTCCGCCCTGGGCAAGTTCAACGTCTATCTGTTTGACGGCCCACATGAAGAACAAGACCAGTACGATGGCTTGGCATTGATGCTTGATGTCCTAGACGACACGTTTACATTCATTGTCGATGACTGGAACGATGTTGATCGTGTACAGGCAGGAACTAAACGAGCCCTTGCTGAGTTCAATTTAGAGGTTGTGGCAAAGATAGAAATACTATACAATAGTCCAGTTGACTGTGAGAATAGTCCTTGGCACAACGGATATTTCATCGCTGTTGTAAAAAAGCCACAAGTAAAATAAGAGATTGACAAGAGACGTAAATAGTCATACAATAGAGACAAGTTAGAAACACTTCTAGCAACAAAGACAAAAAGATTAAAATTTTTTGTCAAAGATGCAAAAAGAGGTTGACAACGAGACTAAATAACTGTATAATAAACACATAGACAGCAAGATGCTGTTTATATTAACTGAAAGAGAAACTGGAAACAGAAATGAAAAGCGTAATTAATTTTAGACAACATTGCTCGATAGCCAAACAGGTCGGCATGCCTACCTATTGGTCTGCGAATAATAGTCTATCATTGGATCGCACACCAGAGGGGATTACCCCGGGGTTCTTAGGAGGATCGTGTAGTTAACAAATAATTACACAAACTTACCAAAAGGACCCCAGGACTAAACACCCTGGGGTTTTTGTTTTTCGAGTGTGAATATGTGGAAACGAGGTCCACGTCCTGCACTATAAACATGGGACAAACGGGCGGCCTAGGCGATGGAGCATCGGGAGATGTGTCGAAAAACCCTAGCGTATTAAAGCATTCTCAGGCCGCAGGGCAAGTGGGTTCATCCATGTAGAGTGCTTTAATACACACATTCGAAAGAGTGTGTTAATGGAGATGCGGCTACGATGGTGGAGTGGCCCCGGACTGTAAATCCGGTACTTAAGAAACGCAATAGGTTCGAATCCTATCATCTCCACCAAATATGCCGTAGTAGTTCTCTGGGAGAGCACTGGATTGTCTATCCAACTAAGGCGGGTTCGATTCCCGTCTACGGCGCCAATTTATTCCCTAGTAGCACAGCGGTAGTTGCACTTGACTGTTAATCAAGGTGTCCGTGGTTCGATCCCACGCTGGGGAGCCAATTTTGGGGGATTCATATACTGGGTATTATGCCTGCCTTGCACGTAGGTCAAAAGAGTTCGATTCTCTTATCCTCCACCAAATTATTCCTCTGTAGTTAAATGGTCTAACAATCGGCTGATAACCGGTCATTACAAGTTCGATTCTTGTCGGAGGAACCAATTTTAGGATACTAACAGCAAATCTAATTTCAACTATTATGGAAAAAGAAAATGTATCCTGTTTTATTGTTGGGGGATAGTGTAGCGGTAACACAACAGACTTTGACTCTGTTAGCCTAGGTTCGATCCCTAGTGCCCCTGCCAAGTTTTACTCCGGTCGTCTAGTGGCTAGGACGCCAGCCTTTCAAGTTGGAGAAGCGGGATCGAAACCCGTTCGGAGTACCAATCATGTTGTATTGCTGGTTCGAAGCCAGCTTGTAGTCAAGACTAAGAATCAGCTACAATAGTTTAACTGGTAAAACTACAACAATTTTTTATCTCGGTGTAGCTTAGTCCGGTTTAAAGCGCCTGGTTTGGGACCAGGAGATCGTGAGTTCGAATCCCACTTCCGAGACCAATTTAATGCGGGTATGATGTAATGGTAACCTGAAACCTTGCCAAGGTTTATTCGCGAGTTCGATTCTCGCTACCCGCTCCAGTTTTGCCCCTTTCGTATAATGGATAATATACAAGCCTACGAAGTTTGGGATAGTGGTTCGATTCCATTAGGGGGCGCCAAGTTTTTTAAAGGGTAGTTGTATGACAAAGAAAGAAAGCCGTAGTAGCGAAATTGACACTGACAAATGTGTTGAGCTTGCTGGTAATAACCGTTATAATCTAGTGCTAATGGCATCAGCTCGCTCACGTGAGATCAGTAGACGTAACAAAGAAAGCATGCGGCATGAACACCTGCATCCAAATATAACTGCTATTCTTGAAATCCAAGATGGCAAGATTGGTACAGAGTACCTTAAGAAAGTAAATTAAAGGAGAATGACATGAAACGTTCAGGTAAACGTTAGTGTCAACTTAGACCCCGTATTGGTCCTGGTTGGCACATTAAATCAAATTAATTACGACCAACCTTCCGCAAGCATTAAGGTGATGTAGCTGGCTCTTACCCAGTTGAACTAGGTTCAATACCTAGGCGGAGGACCAATATGGGGGTATAACTTAGCGGCTAAAGTAGTAGGCTTTTAACCTATTAATCAGGGTTCGATTCCCTGTGCCCCTACCATATAAAAACACATTCGGTATGCCCATAGCATACAGAGACATCAGAAACGTGAGTGTGTTTCTATATGGTAATGTAGCATAACGGTAGTGCAACACCTTCATACGGTGCCCAGTGAAAGTTCGACTCTTTCCATTACCACCAATTTTAGGATACGAACAGCAACCAATTAAATTCAACCGTTAATTGAAAAATAAGTATCCTGTTTTATTCGCCCTATTAGTTTAATGGTAGAACACCTGTTTTGTAATCAGGTAATGGCAGTTCGATTCTGTCATGGGGCACCAATTTATAGCGGGTTAGAGTAACGGTAATTCAGGAGTCTCATAAGCTCCAGATGGTGGTTCGATTCCATCACCCGCAACCAATCATGGAAGGTTATCAGGGCTGGGCCCTGCACTGTCTTGAAAACAGATGGACTGCGAAAGCGGTTGGAGTTCGATTCTACCATCCTTCCTCCAAATATGTATCTCTGGTGTAATGGCAGCACCGCAGTCTCCAAAACTGTCAGTCGGGGTTCGAGTCCCTGGAGGTACGCCAGTCTATGGTGTTAGTAGTGTAGTGGTCTGCACATTGCTCTGTGAAAGCGATAGTATGGGATCGTTCCCCATCTAACACCCCAATTAATGCCTCGTTCGTCTAATGGTAGGGCCCTGCTTTTACACGGCAGAGACGGCAGTTCGATCCTGTCACGAGGTACCAATATGCAACCTTAGCTGATGTGGTCATAGCACCGGTTTGAAGCACCGAGGAAAGAGGTTCGATCCCTCTAGGTTGCACCAAAGACAATGCCAGCGAGACTTGGAAGTCAGAGAGGTCTTATAAGCCTTTTAGCGCCAGATTAGCGTTCTTGAGAAGGTTCGATCCCTTCCGCTGGTACCATGCCCTGTTACGCTAATTGGTAGTGCGGATTCTCTCAAAAGGAGTTGGATGTCTGTTCGAATCAGACACAGGGTACCAATTTGCTCTTATAATTTAATGGTAGAATGCCTTCTTGGTATGGAGGCAATGATGGTTCGATTCCCTCTAAGAGCACCAAAAGTTGTTGACAAAACCTTTAAACAACTGTATAATATACTTTGTTCATTAACAATTTAGAAGAAAATTTATGCTCGGTTCGTCTATCGGTCTAGGACACCGCCCTTTCACGGCGGGAAGAGGGGTTCGATTCCCCTACCGAGTACCATATTAAAGTACATTTGCAAAAGTGTATTTCAATATATGCCCTGGTGGTGGAATGGTAGACACGATGGTCTTAGAAGCCATTGTCGAAAGGCGTGGGAGTTCGAGTCTCCCCTGGGGCACCAAATTAATCTGGCCTTAGTATAATGGATAATACAGTAGGCTTCTACCCTACGAATATGGGTTCGATTCCTGTAGGCCAGGCCAGTTTAGAAAATATGCACCGGTAGTGTAGCGGTTTATCACGTCGCCCTGTCACGGCGAAGGTCACGGGTTCGATCCCCGTCCGGTGCGCCACTTTAATAGGAGAAGCTGTATGTCAAAACAAGAAGACACTTTGAACAAGGCATACGGTAATGTGCCTAAAGAAGTTGGATTTAATCTAGAGTTAGATTGGTTACCAACATGGCGTGGAGTAAAGTACTACTGGTACAAGCTCATTCGCAAGGTAACGCGATAGTAAGAATACGGAGGGGTCCCATAATGGTATTGGAGCAGATTGCTAATCTGTCGGTCGTTTAATACGGCTTCGGGGTTCAAGTCCCCGTCCCTCCGCCATTTATGCACAGGTGCCCGAGAGGCCCAAGGGAACGGATTGCAAACCCGTAAAACCGTCAGTTCAAATCTGACCCTGTGCTCCAACTGAAACAAAATTATCAAGGTGATCGATTTTGTTCAAATCAAGATGTTTAATTTGACTATAATGAACACCCGGTGGCAATCCAGCTCGTGTTCTTTTAATATCAATTAAAAAGCACAATCGCCAATTTGGTGTGTTATTATAAGCACTATGCGCAAATTGATTATTAAAAGCAAATATATCGTCCCATGTTACGATTTCACCAAACACTTCGAAATATATATCGCCTTTGGGTATAATTAAGGGAATGTGGATTCGTATGAAGTCACCGTCTCTGTTTTCAACATCAGTATGTCTGTTTATTTTGGAATTAGGGCCGAGAAGAGAATAGTTAGCGATCGGACAGTCATCTCCGTACTCTGCAATTATTTTCATTGCAGTCGGGTACTGTGAAATAGTTTCCTGATTAGTATCTTGAAAATATATTCCTGTATCTTTGTTAGAATATTTTAAACCTCTTGACCTCCACATATCTATGTTTGTAGTGGAATCATTCTGTTGAACAAGCCAGGTTAATACTTTATCTGGAAGTTCTTCACGGCCGCCTATGCTAGGAGCCGATGCGGCTTTGGCCATTTGGTTTAAACTATGAATTTTATTAGATGATTTTAACGGCCCAAGAAATTCATCTGTAAGGGCTTGTTGGAAACTCATTAGATAATTTGCAATTGGAATTTCGTGGCGCCTATAAATTCGTTGGGGGAGATCATTTAGATTCATAAAAATATTTAGTTACCCAATGTAGCCACTTTTAAGTTTTAGGATAGCAACAGCAAATTTAAAAAATCTTTTCTTGAAAAAAAGCCAAAAATGCTATCCTGTTTTATCCAAAAAGAGTTGACACAACTCCTTGATTCGTATATAATATACACATAGCAAGGCAACTTGTTAAGCAGTTTTAGGATCGGTTCAGCAATTTACTATACTTGAAGGTCGGACCGCTCTTCGGAGCACCTCGACGAACTGGTTTGGAGATCCAGTCTAATCAAATCGACAACAACGATCCTGTTTGAATTTATATAGGTTAAGTTCAGCAATCAATTTTCACGCATATCGAAAACTGCCGTAAGGCATTAACCTGAAAGGAAGTATCATGTCTACATTCGTAGAAGCAATCGCAAATCAAGAAGCCCGTACTGCCAATGGCATGAAGGCTCGCAAGTCTACAGCCAACAAGGTTGTTGATTTGTTTTACAACATCGGTGCAAGCCGTGGCAAGGATATCGTACCTGCATTTGTAGGTGCCTACACTGAAGACCGCGAACTTGCACTTCGTATCGCACTATGGGCACGTGATGCTCGTGGTGGCGCAGGTGAACGTGACTTGTTCCGTTCAATCCTGAAGCACTTAGAAAAGACCGACATCGATGCGGCCTTTGCTCTGCTTCGCAAGATTCCAGAGCTAGGTCGTTGGGACGACATCTTTGCTTTCACAACTCCAGAGTTGAAGAAGGCCGCATACACAATGCTAGGCGACGCACTCCGTGCTCAAAATGGCTTGGCGGCTAAGTGGACTCCTCGTAAGGGTGAAGTAGCACGTGAAATCCGTGAGTTCTTTGGTATGAGCCCAAAGCAGTACCGTAAGAGCCTAGTAGCACTTACTAAGGTTGTTGAAACACAAATGTGTGCCAACGACTGGGATAACATCAACTTTAGCCATGTACCATCTGTAGCGGCCAGCCGCTACAAGAAGGCATTTCACCGTCATACAGAAAAGTTCGCTGAGTATGTAGCGGCCTTGGTTAAGGGAGATCCAACTGTAAAGGTAAACGCTTCGGCAATTTACCCTTACGATGTCTTGAAGGGAGTGAACTACCGTTCATTCGACAAGACAGAAACTGACCACATCGTAGCGCAATGGGAAGCCTTGCCAAACTATGTGGGTAGCGCCAACATCCTACCAATGGTAGACGTGAGTGGCTCTATGAGCTGTCCAGCTGGCAAGAACACTTCGGTGACTTGCATGGACGTTGCAGTTTCATTAGGTTTGTACCTTGCAGACAAGAACACTGGCAAGTTCAAGGATACGTTCTTGACTTTCAGCGACAAGTCTGAACTTGTTACTCTAAAGGGCAACGTAGTTCAAAAGATGGCCCAAATGGTTAAGTCCGATTGGGACATGAGTACAAACCTACATGCCGCTTTCAACAAGATTCTTGATGTAGCGGTTAAGAATGAAGTGCCTCAAGCAGAAATGCCAGAAATGGTTTTGATCTTGAGTGACATGCAATTCAACCAATGCGTTCGTCAAGACGACAGCGCAATGGAAATGATCGAACGCAAGTATGCGGCCGCAGGTTACTCTGTGCCACAAGTTGTGTTCTGGAACTTGAACAGTTCTGACAATGTGCCTGTAAAGGCAGACAAGTCAGGTGCGGCATTGGTAAGCGGGTTCAGTCCAGCTATCATGAAGGCCCTGCTTGCCGCAGACATGAGCGAGTTCACACCAGAAGGGATCATGTTAAAGACTGTGATGAGCGATCGTTACAGCTTCTAAGTACAGTTTAGTTGGGTGTACTGCAAACACCCACACCTTATTCCAAAAGGCTGTTGTGCGTTTACAACAGTCTTTTATTTTTCTACTTGACAGGTAATACCAGTTCTGTTATACTGTATATAACAGGAGTAAGAAATGCAATACGAAATCGAAGCAAGCCCAAAAACAAAGAAGTACATAGAAGCATTACTACCTTCGATGTTTTCCCAATTAGGACTATCTAACAGCAGGAAGTTTCTTACTATCAAAGTAGAGAAAGATCACGAAGCACTAGGAACAATGATACCGTTTAGTGGTATCCATCACTATTTGGTCGTATTAAGATACACAAAAAAATATGATATTTTAGGCAGTACATTGGCACACGAATTGGTACATGTGGCACAATTTGCCAAAGGCATCTGCAAGCCTACTCCTAAAGGAAAAAAGTGGAAGGGCAAGTTTTATCACAACGACCATCCTTATTTAGATCAGCCTTGGGAAGTACAGGCATTCGCCAAACAAGAGATAATTTTTAGACGAGCAATTGAAATTTAATTAAGAAAGGAGCAACAGATGTCAAACATATTTGTAACAAGTGACACACACTTTGGCCATGCTGGCGTCTGTGTGTTCACTACAGATGACGGGTCGAAGCTTAGGCCATGGGCCAGTGCCGACAAAATGGACGAGGACATGGTCGAGCGTTGGAACGCTGTGGTCAAACCCGAGGACAAAGTTTACCATCTTGGTGACGTAGTAATCAACCGTAAGGCTCTTGGCATCATGCGTAGACTTAACGGTCGCAAGGTCCTTATCAAGGGCAACCACGATATCTTTAAGTTAAGCGACTATGTCGAACACTTTAAGGACATCAGGGCATATCATGTAATGGACGGTATGATTTTTAGTCATATCCCAATGCACGTTGAAAGCCTTGCTAGGTTTGGATGTAACGTTCACGGACACTTACACGCCAATAGAGTAATGCGAGTCAAGCATACAGGTGCTACACCTGAAATTGACCCAAGATACTTTAGTGCCTGCGTTGAGCATCACAACTTTGCCCCCGTGGCTTTTGAAGATATGGTTGCAAAGATCAAGGCTCAAGGTGGGGATATTAAATTTAAGGTTAAAGAAACCAAAGGAGCAGATTGATGTGGATACAAAATGTAGCATTGAGTGACATCAAAAAAGGTTTTCACATTGAACCTGGTCCTAATGCTATGCTGATTCAGATTGTAGACTGTGGCATGGAGTTCCCCCATCCTGCACGAGAATTCAAAGAAGTACATCAATTTGAATTCCTTGATGTAGAGGAAAAGGACGAAGTGCTAGAGGAAGCTATGAAGTGTAGCCATGAGCAGGCCGCAGAGCTTGTTCGCTTGTTACAACACGCATTGGCTAATCGTATGAACGTAATTGTTCATTGTGTAGCTGGTGTGTGCCGTAGCGGTGCAGTATGCGAAGTTGGCGTTATGCTGGGCTTTGATGATACTGAAGCCTTCCGTAGTCCTAACCTGTTGGTCAAGCATCGCATGATGAAGCATTTGGGTTGGACCTATGACGAGAACGAGTGTCACACTATCAACGGTGTGACGCTCGATTCTGGTCTAATTGTTCCTAAAAACTATGAAGGTGATATTTGATGCCTAAGTGTTATCAATTGATTGGAGTACCTGCCGCAGGTAAAACTACTTGGCTTAGAAGTCAAAACTGGATCACGGATATGGAATATGTGAGTACAGATCATCATGTTCATGAGTATGCCAAACTGCAAGGTAAGACTTACAGGGAAGTATTTGAAGAATACATGCCCCGAGCAGTTGAACTAATGGCCAAAGATGTTATTGCGGCTAGAGAAGCAGGCCGCGATATCATTTGGGATCAAACCAGCACCACTGTTAAAAGTCGTGCTCGCAAGTTCCGTATGCTTCCTGACTATTGGCATGTTGCAGTTGTGTTTCAAACTCCTGCAATACCAGTTTTAAAGGAACGGTTGGCGTTACGTGTGAATCAACCCATTCCCTGGGAAGTTGTACAAGGCATGTTGGACAATTTTGAGATGCCAACTAATGCCGAAGGCTTTGCAGAAATATGGCGAGTGTAGTATAATAACAGCTACGCGAGAGTGGAGAAATGGTATACTCAGGAGACTTAAAATCTCCCGTCGCAAGGCATGCGGGTTCGAGTCCCGCCTCTCGTACCAGAAAACCCGGGCACCCTTGCCCGTTATACAAAGGGGGTGGGGCAGTCACCATAAAGAGTGCTAGGCGTGTAGTGCATCGGCCATCCGTACTCTGTGGTGGAGTGGCGGGAACGCATTAGGTGAGGTTTAACACCTTTCCAAAAGAATAAATGTTATGGACGGGGTAACCACCCAGTCTAGGGCCTATGTGGTGTAGGTAGCTAGACACTTTATATGTGCTCTTTGAGTAGCTACAGTGGAACACCGAAATACCGGTCAATGTCGACCATGTACCGGGACCGGCCATGAAGAGTTGGGCTACCGCGAATTCAAGCGTCACAGAGAGCACCTATAAAGTGCGGGATTAGTTTAATGGTAAAACAGCAGATTTCCAATCTTCGGTCGGGGGTTCGATTCCCCCATCCCGCTCCATTTTAACAGCAGACAGATAAATAATTATATGCTAACATTTATAACAGACATTGCCAGTCCTTTACTACAGTTCATCAAGGATGATCCAGTACGTCCTGAGATTCCTGCAGAGTTTCGTGTTAGCAATAACAGATTTGTTAGCAGTATTGTTGACGGTGAAGATCCTAAAGCAATGGTCTGCGTAAGTCTTTGCGATCAAGTACCTGCTTCCGTAGCAGAACTAACACAGGATGCTCTTGCACCTACAACAGCAATTTTCTATACAATTTGGAGTTATGCTCCGGGTGCTGGCAAAGAGTTGTTAATGCAGACTGTAGACGAGATCAAGAAGCAATTCCCCGGAGTTACTCGTTTTGTAACACTAAGTCCCAAGTCAGAAATGGCCAAGCGATTCCATCTTAAGAATGGTGCTGAGATTTTTAGAGAAAACGAAGATACTATAAACTACGAATACAAAGTTTTACAGTCTGACGCCGCTTAGACTTTCTGCGTGTCCAACGTAGCCCCTAATCATTATGTTGAATGAGAGTGAAATTCTATTATTTTCACTCTCATTCTTTTTGACCCCGTGTACCATAGGGCTTAACCAAAGCATGAGTTCGCTAGGGTTAGGAGTAACATAGATACAGTTCTTGCTGATCATGCTTACAGGGTTTTGATTAGATTCGTCTACGTTAGGTACAAATTGGAATGTGTTGGGATTATGGAATACGATAGGACTTTGATCAACACCGAATGGATAATAGGTGCCACTAATGATACTGTTGGTGTGTCTATGGATATGATGGTGCTGACCAGGTACTGTAACGTTGATCCAACTTTGGGTTAGTTCTATTTCAATATCTTGGTAGGCAAGTACATCACGAGCATAAAAACTAACATGCTCAAGGATATCATCTTTAAGAGGTTTCAGCTCTGGGCGTTCCAAAATATCAATTGCGTTGTGTATTAGGTTACCCTGGTTATCACGCAATGGTTCATTTTGAACAATGGTTAAAAGTGTTTGATTAACACCCTGTTTGTTTTCTAACATGTGGCGCATTAGGGGCCAAGCAAACAGTGGAAAAAGTCCGATATCTTTAGTATTCATAGTAGACATATTTAAAATACTATGTTATAATAACAAGCAAATATGAAAGAGGTTTAAATGATTATAGTTACGGGCGGTGGAGGTTTTATTGGAAGTGCCATGGTTGGCTACTTAAACAGTATCGGGCGTACTGATGTGATGGTCATTGACGATATGCCTCATGCAGATCAGTATAAGAATCTCGTAGGTAAGAAATTTTCCATTATGGAGCAAGATGAACAGGGACTACTGTCGCATTATAGTCCTGGGGATATTGAAGCAGTTATACATTTAGGTGCTATCACTAACACCTTGCACAATGATTGGGCATCGCTTTACAAACACAACGTCCGCCCAACAAGACAACTATCAGGTCTTTGTAGGGAACTACGCATACCAATGGTGTTCGCCAGCTCGGCGGCTACCTATGGCAACGGCAATGGTCCATTAAATCAATACGCATTAAGCAAACAAATTAGCGAAACAGAAATTAGCCAGCACTCGGCCTGCTTGAAATTCTTTAACGTGTACGGTCCTAACGAATATCATAAAGGACGTATGGCAAGTACTATCCTACATTGGTACAATCAAATTCAAGACACTGGCAGTATTAAGATCTTTGAAGACAGCGATCAATACTACAGAGACTTTATCTACGTCGAGGATGTGTGTCGTGCTTGTTGGCATATGGTTGAGAACTATAAGCCGGGTGTCTACGATCTAGGCACAGGTAAGAGTGTTAACTTTGAACGTGTTGCCAAAGAGTTGGCCAAACATGTTGATCAAGAAGTTTACTTTGACTACATTCCGATGCCGGCTGATCTTAAGGCGCAGTATCAAACAGATACAAAAGCTGATACAACAGCCATTGCGACAACTGGTTTTGACGTGGACTTGTGCAGATCAGTGGTAGAAGGGGTTGAAGATTATGCGGAATACTTAAAAGGACATAGCTATCTATGATAGGCGAAATATATGTATTAGATGATGTGATATCTCCCGGGTATCAGGATCTTGTAGAAAGAGAACTAATGAGCAAAAATGCTCCGTGGCATTATCAGCGGGACATTGCACTCGATGTTGAGGATCCTGATGCAAAAGTAAACGGTCGTACTCCCGGACTTAGTCATGTATTCTTTGACGTAGACTCGGGCGGTATCCGCAGTCCCATGATGCATTACATGACCATGCCGATTATGTTTGAAGCTGTTCATAGGATAGGGTATAACGCACAGGGTCTTATCCAGAGCCGTAGTTTTATGCATTTTCCAATAGCTGACAAACTGCGAAAACCCTACGACAATGTCCATGTCGACTATGGCATCAATCACCTAGTTTGTCTCTACTATGTAAATGACACAGACGGTGACACATTTATTTTTGATAAAAAGTTTAATAAACAAGATCCTAATCCAGATTTTTCCAAAATAAATTTAAAGGTAAAAGATCGTATTACCCCAAAGAAGGGTCGCTGTATCCTATTTGATGGGGACTGGTATCACAGCAGTTCGGGCCCTACAGAGGACGTTCGCTGTATCATTAACTTTGATGTTGTTTGAACGATATTGTTCTTGCATGGTTTTCTTATATCTGCTATAATTACATAGCGGCTGTAAGCAAATTAGCAAAGCTCTCGCCATTTATGGTGTAGGATAGGGCAACGACTTAGTCATCGCTCTTGGTGGTTCGAATCCACCCAGCCGCACCATATTCTCATAGTAAATAACAGCAGGCCCATTTGGCACAGCTGGTAGCGCAACTGATTTGTAATCAGTAGGTCGGGAGTTCGAATCTCTCAATGGGCACCATAATAATAAAGGATTATATGTTTAATACTATTGAAGAACTAAAAACTCATGTTGAGCATTTAAAAACAGCACCCCCATACGAAATCAATGAGCATCTTGCAACATTGCAAAGATTCGCATCAGAGTGCGAAACTATCTGCGAGTTTGGTGTTGGTTGGTTTACCAGCACATGGTCATTGTTGTCCACTCAACCTAAATGGATGAGAAGCTACGATTACAATCCACAATACGAAGAAGTAGGACACAAGGCAAAGGAAGCCGCAGATTCTGTTCATGCGGCCGCTGCCACGCTAGGAATAGATTTCAAACTGACTATACAGGATACAGGTGCTGATGGCTTTGTCATCGACGACTGCGATTTGCTGTTTATTGACAGCTTACATAATGGTTGGCATCTCAAAAAAGAACTAACTAATAATGGTCATAAAGTAAGAAAGTATATCATATTCCACGATACTGAAAAGTATGGTTGGTTAGGGCAAGATCATGTCCGCGATCTGCATCCAGATGTTCCTGGTTTGAATGGCGCCATCGATGAGTTTTTAGCAAACAATCCCCAGTGGCAAATTAAAGAACGCTACTCTAACTGTAACGGACTAACAGTCATTGGAAAATGATTTCTGATCTAACTATCGTTGTAATTGACAGCCTCAATTACAACGCTTCTGTTATAGCGTTAGACCAAACCAAAAAAATACTTCCTCAGGCTAAGGTATTGATCATAAGTGATAAAGAATTTTATCCTTGTGATAAGTTCCAATACGTTGATAAATTTGACGGTACAGAACATTCTAGAATCTGCCTGCAGGAAGTACACAAACATGTAGACACATCACACGCATTGTTTATTCAATACGATGGATTCCCTACCCAACCTCAATACTGGACTGATGAATTTTTAAAGTACGACTACATCGGTTCTCCGTGGATCAAGAACGATCAATGGAGGGTAGGCAATGGTGGCTTCAGTTTACGCAGTAAAAAACTACTAGAGTTAACGCAATATACTCCGCAGGTGTTTGATGGTGATATTGGTCACCTAGAAGATCAAGTTATTAGTATTAGTAGTCGTGTTTGGCTAGAAGCTAGAGGAATCCGCTATCCGTCTATCGAGTTAGCCGCGCAGTTTGGTACTGTTGAACCATTCATGTTAAAACCCTCTTTTGGTTTTCACGGACATGGATTAGTAGCAGAGTATTTAGGAAAAGAAAAAACCCTAGAGTGGCTTGATGCTATAGACAACGACTTTAGTGTGTATCATAGGAATTTGTTTACCATTCCCTATTACCTGTGGAAATGGAATGAGCTGGACCGTCTAAGAAGTTTTATGCTACGGGCTAACGAAGTTTTTCCAGGATATACAGAAAAGTGCTGGAGCGAATGTAGATGGCGCATTGGCCTAGCTTACCCAGATCAAGATCCCTGGGAGTTGCAAAAAATGATATTTGTCTACGGATATACGGGTCCTTAGTTCAATGGATAGAATACGAGTCTTCGAAACTTGCGATGTAGGTTCGATTCCTACAGGGCCCGCCAACACATAAAGATAATTACTCATATGAACAGAGAACAAATTATTCACTCAATGTGTATGACTTTCAGACATGATTATGGACTGCTAAGTGCAGACGAACGTGCAGGATTACATCGAACAATGAGCCAAATCTTTGACAATGATATTGCACCTCACATGTCGTTCAAACCAAGTCAGCTAGATCAATATTGGGCTAATCAACACCAATACTCAGAATGAAAGCAATAGAACAAGAACTGCGTCAGTTATTTCCCACCCCTATGTTTGTTGCTAGATTAGACAGCACAGATATTTGCGATCGCATAATTTTAGAATTAGAAAAACTCAAATCTGCGGGAACAGGGCACGGCAATGACTTTGCATGGACTACTGACGATAACCTACATACCTTACCTCAGTTCAAAGAACTTACAGAATTTTTATACAAAGAAGCAGGTGAAGTTTTAGACGTCATGGGCATTAAAAGAAGATTTCACGAAATCACCTGTATGTGGTGCAATGTAGCAGAAGTAGGGCATCAGCATATTATCCATGCTCATTCAAACAGTTTTTTAAGCGGGCTGTTATATTTGCAAGCACCGGAAGGATCTGGAGCAACAGTTTTCATGGACCCCCGTCCGGCGGCAGTTATGTGGGATCCAGATTATCTTGACCAAGAGTCATTTAAAACAGCCTATGTGAGCAACAGAGCGGAAAAGGGTGTTTTAACGTTCTTTCCAAGTTGGCTGACCCACGGAGTTGATGTGGGTCGTAAACGGCCGGAAGAAAAGCGAATAGTTTTAAGTTTTAATGTAATGATACGTGGTCCTATGACCCAGCATTCAAAGAGGCTTGATTTATAATTTTACAGGGTTTATAATGTATAAATATCATGTCAACTGTGCCGAACGGGCAGTGACATTAGTTTATAAAAATCTTGCTTATTAAAGGAGAAAAATATGTCAAAGATTATCGGTATCGACTTAGGTACAACCAATTCGTGTGTAGCCATTATTGAAAATGGTGTTGCAAAAGTTCTAGAGAACGCAGAAGGCGCTCGCACTACCCCAAGTATTATTGCTTATGGCGATGAAATTCTAGTAGGTGCACCAGCAAAGCGTCAAGCAGTAACTAACCCAAAAAATACTATCTATGCGGCCAAGCGTTTGATTGGTCGTAAGTTCAGTGAGAAAGAAGTACAAAAAGACATCGACCTGATGCCGTACAAAATCATTCAAGCAGATAACGGCGATGCTTGGATCGAAGCTAATAACGACAAATTGGCACCCCCACAAATTTCAGCAGAAGTTCTTCGCAAGATGAAAAAGACTGCGGAAGATTATCTGGGCTCAGAAGTAACACAGGCCGTTATTACAGTTCCTGCTTACTTCAATGACGCACAACGTCAAGCTACTAAAGATGCAGGTAAGATCGCAGGACTAGAAGTACTACGTATTATCAACGAGCCAACAGCGGCCGCACTTGCATATGGAGTAGATAAAAATGATAAAAGAGATCGTAAGATTGCTGTGTATGACCTTGGTGGCGGTACTTTTGATGTGTCTATCATTGAAATTGCTTCAGTCGACGGTGATAAACAAATTGAAGTTCTCTCTACCAACGGTGACACATTCCTCGGCGGTGAAGACTTTGACCAACGTATTATGGATTTCTTAGTTGACGAATTCCGTAAAGACAACGGTGTTGACCTTAAGAAAGATGTTCTAGCACTACAGCGTTTGAAAGAAGCCTCTGAAAAAGCCAAGATTGAATTGTCAAGTTCAGCACAAACAGATGTTAACTTGCCTTACATCACAGCAGACGCCTCGGGTCCTAAACACATGAATGTCAAGTTGACTCGTGCTAAGTTAGAAGACCTAGTAGCAGAGTTAATTGAGCGATCAGTACAGCCTTGCAAAACTGCTATGAAAGATGCAGGCTGTGACGCTTCTGATATTGATGAAGTTATTCTAGTCGGCGGTATGACCCGCATGCCAAAGGTACAGGAAACTGTAGAGAAGTTGTTTGGTAAGGCTCCACGTAAAGATGTAAATCCAGACGAAGCAGTTGCCGCAGGTGCCGCTATCCAAGGTGACGTGTTAGGCGGTGGACGCAATGACGTTCTATTGCTAGACGTAACACCTTTGAGCTTGGGCATCGAAACACAAGGTGGTGTTATGACTAAGATGATTAGAAAGAACACTACAATTCCTACAAAGTTTAGCCAAACATATTCAACTGCTGATGACAACCAACCAGCAGTTACTATCAAAGTCTACCAAGGCGAACGTGAGTTAGTGATAGGTAACAAGTTGTTGGGCGAATTTAATCTTGAAGGTATCGATCCTGCACCACGCGGTACTCCACAAATTGAAGTAACATTTGACATTGATGCCAACGGTATCCTTGACGTACATGCTAAGGACAAGAAAACTGGCAAAGAAAAGAAAATTACTATCAAAGCAAGTTCTGGTCTGAGCGAAGCTGAAATTGAAAAGATGGTACAAGACGCTGAAGCCAATGCAGAGGAAGATAAAAAGACTCTAGAATTGATCAACGTTAGAAACGAAAGTGATTCAGTTATTGCCCAGACTGAAAGACAGATGAAGGATCTAGGCCATTTGGTATCCGACGATGAACGTGCTCTAGCAGAAGGCTTGATTGCTAAATCCAAAGAAGCCAATATAGGAACTGATAAACAAGCTATTGTAGAAGCATCAACTGCACTTAAAGATATCCTTGGTAAATTCCTGCAAAAATCTGCAGAAGTTAAGGAATCAACTAAGCAAGAAAATGAAATGGACAAGGGCAAGCGTCCAGAAGTTGATGATATGCATGCCGGTCAGGACAGCGTAGTTGATGCTGATTTTACCGAAGTTAAATGATAAGCTAAAAAGACTCTGGCGTTTGTGGGCGAAAAGTCTGGGCGAAAAGTCCGGAACCACTAACGCCGAGGCCGATATGATTGCTATAATTAGAACTGTAATAGTGCTAACTTATATCGTAACCAATTTCTTTATTGTTGCAGGTGTAATTAGGCACTGGTAGTACATTAAGTACCAACTTAATGGTTTTATTTACCGACTGGTAAATATAGTATATCGGAGTTCAATCGTGACAACAGCTTCTTCATTCGACTGGAGTGAGTGGGACAAAGAATCCATTATAGACATGGTCTATATGGCTCGAGGTCTTGTTGTCGATCAAACCTTAACAATAACAGAATTCAACAAACGTCTAACCAAACATATCAAATATTGGTTGCCTGTGAGAAGTCGTAAAAGCCTTGAACCACAAGTAGACCAAGGTCACGTGTGGATTGGGGGCATGTATTATACAGAATACGATCAAAAAAAACAAAAAAGTATTGAGTTAGCCCTAGCATATCACAAGGGCGATAGAGTTATAACTATGACAGCTCGTAGATTTACTAGAATCTGTCATAGGATTGCCGATGTGTTACTGCATGAAATTATCCATATGCGCCAAGCCCGCAAGCGAAATTTTAAAAATTTACCTGGTTACAGCTCTACAGCTGAATCTACCAAATCAAGACAAGAACAAGAATACCTAGGCGATCCTGATGAAATCGATGCTTATGCATTTAACATGGCCTGCGAACTGCACTCAAAGTTTGATGGTGATATAAAACAAATTGTCAACTATTTTAACGAACCCCAAAAAGGTAAAAGACGTTATTTCAATACATGGCGCATGTATCTCAAAGCATTCAATTGGGACAGCGATCATCGTATCATTAGACGCATCAAAAAGCGTTGCATCTACTACCTAAGCCGTAGTCAAATCTCCAAACCCTATCATTCTAAAGACTGGATTCATCGATAGCATTTTGGCACAATAATGTCTTGTTATTGAGACAACATTGTGTTACAATTAATGTATGAATTTACAGGAATTGTCAAAATGAAAGATAGAACCATATTTCTTTTATTTCTATGCATTGTTGCCGTTGGGCTATTTTCATGCTCGGACGACTTCGAAAGTTCTGCTAGGAAAATAAAAGACAAGATGTCTATTAAAGTGCTACAAACATCTGACGCTGATCCGGATAGTGATTTACCAGCTGATTATACTTTACTGTGTATTGATGGTGTAAAATATATCAAAACCAAAGAAGGCGGGATCAGTGTAAAATACCAAGCCAATGAGAGTGGTGACCCGAGTGCAGAAGAATGCGATTAACACATCTACCACACACTCTAACTTTGTCTTTGAGGAAATTTTTTCTGATAAATTAGAGAGTGGTGGTCCTGTTTTATTAAGTCAAAGCCAAAACAAACTTTTAAGCCGCCAAAGATTAAAATCACAAAAGGATAAAAATGAAAAAAAATAAGTTGAATATTAATGTTAAGCCTCAAGCGGCTCCGGTAGCGGCACCTGCCGTACAACCACAACAGGCTCAGCAAGCTCAACCAGCACAAAAAGTTGCACAGCCTGCAGGCAAAACTCCAAGCGTAATGATCTTGGTTCCAGCAATGGAAATGGTTAATGCAGAATTTGCACAACACTTGGCTATGGCCGCCGCTAATATGGTTGCTAATGGTATTAAGATTAACTGTGCGTTCAACATTGGTAGTGTTATCACTATCGCCCGTCGTAACCTAACTGACATCTTCCTTAAGAGTGATTTTGATTATGCATGGTGGGTCGACTCAGATATGAAGTTCCCAATCGATGCTCCAATTAAATTGTTGAAGCGCGGTGTTCCATTAGTTGGCGCAAACTATCGCAGACGTCGTTTCCCGAATCCAGGCTTCACTGGCATGATGGGACAAGCTGGAAACTTCACAGAGTTGGTAACGGATGACAATAGTCCTCCTATGCAACAGGTTGATGTACTACCACATGGTATGATGTTGGTGCATCGTTCAGTATACGAAAAAGTTCCACAGCCACATTACCTACAAGATTATGTTCCAGAAATTAATCTTGAAATTGGTGAGGACATTTATTTTTGTAACAAGGCTAAAGCGGCAGGATTTACACCATATTGCGATCACGAGTTAAGCCGTGAAATTGCACATATTGGTATCTTCCACTTTAACTATAATTTATCAGTTCCACAATAACCCGGAGGTCCTATGGACAATTTTGATTCAATCGAATTACGAAAAGTAAAAAATGGTGTAATCGTCGCACTACGCACTGACGAAGAAGATTCTGAATACATCTTTGATACTAATCGCAAGGCATTGAAATTTGTCAAGGACCTACTGGAAGGAAAAGTTCTCTTAACTAAAGAAGATGAAGAATGATTGAAACGGCATTAGTGTTTCTAGCGTTACTGCAAATTAAACATTGGTATATTGATTTTGTAAATCAAAGCAATATCGAAGTAGCAAGTAAAGGTATCTATGGAGATTTCCATGGTATCATGCACTCAGCAAAACATGGCGCTGGTACAGTATTATGTACCTGGTTAGCTTTTGGATGGTCATACATCTTCTTTTGTTTGGTGCTTGGAATAATTGATTTTATTGCCCACTATCATATCGATTGGGCAAAAATGAACATCAATAGAAAACAAGGTTACACTATTGATATGCCCCAATTTTGGGCATGGTTGGGTGCAGATCAATTAGCACACCAATTAACATATATTGGATTAGTATGGTTAGCCGTAGCGTAAAAAAAGAATATAACGTAGGTGACAGCGCCTGGATATACGGGATTGCCGCAGGTGCTGGATATAATCGTTTGGTCGAAGGTACAGTCGTACACAGCATGGAGATTCCTAATTATTCAGGAACACACTATGTAATAGCCATATCAAACGGAATAGAAGATTTACTTGAAATTCGGTCTTGGGGTAGTATGAGTCAAGACGATACTGGACCAGTTGGTTCTTTTAGAGAACTGTTAATGAACCGTCCTGCAGAACAAAAAATGCTACTTCGAACAGGCATGCGATTGCCCGATATTGAATTGAATCCGGAGTTTGTAGATGAGCCAGAATCTAATCAAGATCAAGATTAGAGGAGCCCAAGCAGGCTACGAAGCAGGCGAGTGGTGCCGTGTCAATATCGATCAAGATCACTGGGACCTCTGGATGGATAATATAGGGTTTGCCATTTATACTTTTGAATTCAAACGTAAACAAGACGCAACAATCTTTGCATTAAAATGGGCAGAGTACGCATAAACTTTAATAAAGAGGGGTTAGGGAACACAATGTTCAACAACATACTCAACGCCTTTGAAAAAGAAAACGGATACTCAGCCGAGGCATATGACGGATATTATAAAAAGTCAAAGTATTGGGAAAGTGAGTTAAGCGAATGGCTATCAGTAAAAGGGTTTCCATGTTTGATGTATTCAGAACGGAAAGATTTCCCTCCCCCACTTACCACGGCGTACAACCATATAGGAGTGGAAATGGACGAAGACATCGCTACCGCGTTCATAATAACATGGTCATAGAATCTAAGCAAATTATCGTGCATACCATTACCATGGGAGATGTTGAAGACCCGGACTTGATGGTAGCTGAGCCAATTTATAAATGGCAACAGACCGACCACGGAAAATGGGTTATGGAAAATGCTGTTCCGGAAAGTGCGATGTGGAATAGGTATTTGGATCCAATGTCCTACGGACACAAGTATATGATATCCGCAGTATTTGAAGGGTCCAAAATAACAGAGTACTACTTACGTTTTGGCGATTCTGCCCAGAAAAGAGTTCCTTTATAGTTGACAAAACCAACTTGTGATGTTATAATTGTATTATGAAAATAACATCACTTGATTTAGAACTAAACCAACCTTCAGGAAAAATTATCCAGATTGGCGCTGTAATTGGCGATACCCAAACAGGAGAAGTTTCACAACGGTTGCGTATCTATGTAGACCCCCAAGAACAACTGAGTGATTTTATTATTGAGTTAACTGGGATTTCAGAAACAGACATTAAAGAAAAAGGTACTACACTAAAAGAAGCATATCTTCAACTGAGAGAATTCCATCTTAGACACTCAACATTTATCAATCCCTTAACGTGGGGCGGTGGCGATAGTCAAGAAATTTTCAATCAACTTGCACCCGAGGATAGAGTAGAATGGCCGTTTGGTCGCAGATGGGTAGATGCTAAGACGTTATATGTAAGTGAGTGTATTGCTCGAGGACTTCCCGTTCAAGGTGGACTGAGTAAAGTGATGAATAAGTACAGTATGAATTTCAAGGGGCGCAAACATGATGCCCAAGATGATGCGGAAAATACATTTAAATTGTATCACGAAATGTTAGTAAGAATAAGGAACAAATGATGAGATCACACTATTGGACAATCAGTAAGTTTGCAGGATGGATTCGCGGTACTCCTAGTCCCGGTGCCCTTACATCCGAAGGTTGGGATGAGTGGCATGAAAAGGCCAGCAAACTGCATCCCGTTCGATATTGGATTGCTGAAGAAGGTTTAGACTATCTTCAGAAGTTCGTTTACTATGTTCCGGATAAATTAAATGATGTTAGATATTATATTAATAATCGTTGGGTTAGCCGCAGTCATAGTCTCACTGCTCACCCTCGTGATATTCGTCCTGGCGACTGGTGCGATGTTGGGAATCGATTCCTGCCATGCCTATTTAATGAGCTTCAAGACTTTGTTGAAATAGAGCAAGCATGGCATCACTGTATTTGGAGTGACGAAGCCAAAACCAAATTTGAAGTGCCTTGGTACCGTAGTGGTTGGTTACGCTGGCGCACTTGGCGCTGTCCAGAAGCAGGTATGGAATATCTAACTTGGGCCAGTGGGCTAACTGTTGGTGAAGACATGGGCGCCGAACCAGGTAGTAAAGGATTTGGTGAACCAACTTATCAAGCCAAGGCCGCTAAGGAAATTATTGAGCTTTACACTTGGTGGACTGTTACCTACCGTAATCGTCCTGATCCATATGAAGCAAGTGGTTGGACTGCGGCATGCGAAGCAAGTCGTTTGGCAAATGGTGGACGACTAAGTTTCAGCGGAGACAAGACTCCTGAAATGCGTAAGATGAGTGACAAGGCACATAAGCTATTGCGTAAAATTGAAGCCGCTTATGAAAAAGAAGATGAACAGATGATGATCCGTTTAATTAAGATAAGACAATCACTATGGACTTGAAAGGCACAGTTAAAGTTGGGTGGACTCCGTTTGTCCATAATGAGGGTCAACCTAGCGACAGCTTTGGGTATTTTTCAGAGTGGCAAAACGTAGCAGTACAACCGCCCGAACTTGCATACAAAACTATTGCGGGAGAAAGAGAAGGTAGTGATATCCTTCCTTGCCCTGCTATACAGGGATATTTTAAGAATACATATCTGATTCGCTGTCCTGTAGACTTTACCATTACTCCAAAACCAAATGCCAAGACCTACAGTATTGACCGATTTGATCAAAAGTTTTTTAACGAGTGGTGTATTCGCAGGCCTAACGATTTTGTAAACCCCAATCGTCCAATATGTACACTAGGTCCTAAAATGGTGTTTGTTGCTGACGAAGATGTTATTATTGAATCGTTACCTGCCATGATGCATGATAGTCCTACCCTAAGAAACATTAGAGTTATTCCCGGCACATACAATATCCATCGTTGGATACGCCCGTTGGACTTTACATTTGAAATTTTAGATCCTAGCCAACCGCTGGAATTTAAAAGAGGTGATCCATTGTTTTATGTCCGCTTTATTGATCCAAAGGGCCGTAAGGTAGAATTGGAAAGAATAGAACAGTCTAATGATCTGCTGAAAACCATGTACGGAATGATTGTTGTAAAAAATTACATTCAAAAGCTAGGTCTTGAAAAGATGTACGAAATGGCCCACGATTGGATTAAAAACCGCAAGTGGTTGAGTAAAACTAAAAAATGTCCAATTGATTGGAGAAAGTAAATGGAAGAAGTTGTTAGTATTTTGGTATATGCCTTTGTGGCGTTGTTCTTCTATGGAATACTCAAAAGTGTTGTAAATTACATACTTCATCAAGAAGTTAGATCCCATCTTAAAGAAGTGCTGTCTGACATGGTGCATGAAGTTAAAGTTGAGGATCACGGAACAATGAAGTATTGGTTTGACTCAGACTCAAATATATTTTTAGGGCAAGGTAAAACTGACTCTGAAATTATTGAACATGTAAAGGCACGATTCCCTACACACATATTCATTGTTCCAGATAAGGGATTACTGACTCGACCAGATTGGGTTTTTAAAACTGAAATTAGTGAAATTCTTAATGTTGACAAATCATAAAATAGAAAGTAAAATCATGGCTAAGAAAAAACTTAAACTAGAATTTGCACCTGGTTGCTTTGATCACTTTGACGGCACCCAAGAAGAACTGGATGAAATGGTTGCTGAGATCCAACGTATGTTCGAAAGCGGCGACATGGAAAAATTAGCCAAGCCAGTTGATCTAGATGATCTATCTAACGAAGAAGCAGAAATACTGGCCCGTGCATTTGAAAATGAAGTCAACCCAGAAAAAAGGAATTTACAATGAAGCCACAACTACCAGCAGAAGGTATTTTAAAAACACACGATTGGGGCGACTCAAAAGTTTATAAAGTTACCTGCGACTGCGGCCAGCCAGATCACGAACACAATGTTTGGATTGAAGCAGACGAGTGTGGCGTAAATGTCAACATCTATACAACAGTTAAAACTGACTGTTGGAGTGAAGAATTAAAGCCCAAGTATGACGTTGACAATGTTTGGTTACAAGAGTTCGATTGGTATTGGAAAGGACTATATAACAGTCTTGCCCGAAAACTAAAACTTACAAAGTCTATTTGGAGCAAGGGCTATGTTGATTTTGAAACTACAATTAGTATGAGTGAACAGGCCGCACTAAACTATTCAACAACTTTAAAGAACGCAATCGCAGATGTCAAAGAATTCAAAAAACCCAAAGGTGGCCAGCAGTCCTGAACGTCATACTTTCCAAATGGAAGGGTATGTCAAGCGCAAGGAAGAAGAAGGACTAGAACCTCTCGAAGAATATATTGAGATGTTCAAAACTTGGCGTCAGCAGGATGAGGCTAATCTTGTAGATCCAGTGTGGCAAAAAGACAACATGGAGTACGATCTCCGTAGCACCAAATGGATCTGCGATAAAGTCAAGGCCAGTGAAAACTATGCCCAAAATCTGTATGCGGCCATGTGCAATATGCAGTTTACAAAATTAGCAGTTATTCCAATTCTAAAAGAACAACGATGGAGTCGCAGTTGGCGTAGTGCAGGCGGTATTATTGCCAACATGCGTGAAGAGGGCGACTACATTGATTGGTATTGTAGTGGCATCCGTAACGAAGAATTGGGTAACGGGCTAGATGGGACACGCCCAGTTTTGGACGAAGATGGCAGAGATTACGTTCCGGAAGGCGTTGTAACTGAAGAAATTCGGGCAGATCTCCAAAAATTAGGTTGGTTTCCCGTGCCTTGGGACGATGACGACTCTTGACAAAACCAAATAAAGACTGTATAATATATACATATTGAAACACTAAGGAGTGGTAAATGGCAACAAAAGCACCAGTAGCAAAGAAGACTCGCGTGACCAAAGCACAGGTTACTGCACATCGCGTGAACGCAAAGAAAGATCATAGTCCAACTTGGAATGATGTTGAAGGCTTGACTGGCGAACAGTTTGGCGCAAAGTATCGTGAAGCGATGAAGTGGTATCGTTTGGAAGGTTCAGCTAAGGATCTCAAGCCAAAAGTCATTGACTGGATGGGTCGTGCTGGTATGGGCAAGAATGAAATTACCGCTTTTAAGAAAACCAAAGACTGGCGTTGCAATTTGACCATGGGTGCGATTGCATCATGCTTGATCAAGGGCATGCCAGACAGCCACAAAGATTGGAACAAGGGTCGTAGTTTTTCAGACTACCTAAAGAAAAGTATTAAGGAAGTTGTTGAGTCTGGCAAGAATGACGTTGAAGAAGTAGAAGAAATCAAAGCGGTTAAGGCTGTGGCTCCTGTGGTCACTATCCAAGATCGTTTGAAAGATGCCGCAGGTGACATGAGTGAAGAAATTGACTATGCCATTGACACTTGGATTACTGATCCAGATGCGTTTGACCCAAAAGCATTTAAGATGACAAACTTGTTGCGTGGCAAGGGTGCCAAGGCCGCTCATGCTCGTTTTATCAAGGCATACTTTAAACGTGGTCAGGACGAGTTGTTAGAGCTTGCCAGTGGTAATGCTGATGAACAGTTGCGTGAAGCATATAGCCATGTGGCTCGTAAAAATGTCAAGAAGTTGATTGAATTCTACGAAAGCATTATGACAGCATGTGACCAAATTGCGGCAGAGGCTAAACTTAACAAGAAGCCACGTGCTAAGAAGATTGTACCTGCTGAGAAGTTGGTTGCTAAACTTAAATTCAAAGCCAGTGACGACAAGCTAGGACTTACTTCAGTGCCTCCTGCACAATTAGTTGGTGCCCAAGGTGCTGTAGTGTACAATGCCAAGACACGTAAAATTGGTATCTATACTGCAAAAACCAGTGCTGGACTTGCTATCAAAGGTACAAGTATCCTAGAGTTTACTGTAAAGAGCACACAGAAAACTCTGCGTAAGCCAGAAGTTCAATTGCGTGAGTTCAAAGAGCAGAACACTAACAAGAGAATTGAAACTTGGTTTGCCAAGATCAAGGCTACTGAGACAGTGATGAATGGACGCATGAACGAAGAAATTATGATTTTAAAGGTATTCAAATGAGTGAAGAACATGACAAGGCTATCGCAGAGTTCCTAGCCAACGGTGGCAAGATACAATACGGTGCATATAGAGAAAGTGGCCGTGTTGAGGGTGCGGTGCCAACAAGCCCTTGGGGTGCCAAGAAGGCAGGGCGCCCGCCAGCAAGTGCCGAAGTTGATACTACTGTAGAGATTGATGACGAAGAATGAAATCACATTACACCTGCGGGAAATGTAAATTATTACTAGAAGCCAATGAAGGATTCTTCTTCCCTCATAGTCTTAAAAAGGTAGCTGGTAATCCTAATCTAACTGCAATTAGTCAATGCAAAGCCTGTGGTAATCAATATTCTACAGATCGTCGTAATAGCATCAAGGCTAGGGGATTAGTTCGTAGTCAAAAAACTACTCTTGCATTGGCAGGCGCAGTAGTTGGCTCTGTTTATATTATTGGTCCAGATACTCCTGGAACTCCTTATAAAATAGGACTGACTTCAGGGTCGGATACAAGGAAAAGAAAAGCGGCACTACAGACTGCACATTGGATGGATCTTAAAGAAGTTTGGAAATCAAATTTGTTAGATCGAGCAGACATCGTTGAAAAGAGATTACATAAGCATTTTGAAAAGAAATGGGTGCGCGGAGAATGGTACAACATTACTAAAGATGATATCGCCAATATCCCAGAATTGATAAAACAGTTTGAATTTGAAAAATGAAAGTAGGTGGCATCAATCCAGCCATAGCTCACAAGATTGAGTTGCAGAAACTTGCACAGCAAGAAACAATCAAGCAACAACAGATCAAAGCTATTAAAGAGCGTCAAAAAGAAATAGAACGTATCAGGCCCCAAGACTTAGACAAGGGCCAGAACATTGACAAAATGGTTTAGTAATGACAGAAAAAACTATATTCTATAAAAAGGTAGGCCGTAGGTATGTACCCGTATCTGAGTATGACAGCCAACACCTAGATAGTTTTCCCAAAGGTAGCCATTTAGTCATGTGTTATCCTGGGGGACAAAGTCGTAGGTTTAATATCGAGCCTGCTTATGCTCCTATGATTGCCGCGGGTCGTGTTGCTGAAGATGCTATATCATCTGCTATTGTAAAGGCCAGTGAGATGCGCCCACACAACAAGCCTATTACCGAGAAGCAACAAAAGGCTTGGAAGGCCTTGGCTAAGTCATTTGGTGACGATCGCTACTATGTAGAGATTCCGAGTGCCAGGGAGATCGCTGAAGCCGGGCTTAAGGCTATGGCTGAAGAAGCAGATAAGTTGTTGAAAAACGAAGCAGTCCGAAAGGCCTACGAACATTTTTTATTGTTGTGTGAACTAACCAAAGAAAGAGATACAGTATGAAATGGTTACTACCTATTGCCCTTGTTTGTTTTGGACATTTTTTCTGGGCCATGTTTTTTTCAATAGTTTTTATACTAACTGAATAATGAAGAAAATTCTAATCAACTTTTTCTTTTTAATTGGAGTTGCAGGAATACTATTGTCTATGGTCGCTCTAATTGTGTTTGGTAATCAATTAGTTGACAAAAATACGCCTAGACTGTATAATTGTAGTATAGCAGAGATAAGTCCAGACTTTACTCATGCTATGCGTGAAGAATGTCGTAAACAAAGAAAGTTAACCACATGAGCAAGGCAAAACACAAACCCTATCAATGGATAGATGGTGAAACTGCGGATCGTATCACCAGCATGAACCTAAAAGACTACCGTGCGTATCTTAAAAAAGAATTGAAACAATGGAAGAAGAATCCAAAGAGCGAATCTAATCCCAACGGTTACTGGATGCATCCTGAAGATGTAGGACTTAATATACAGACCATTGCGGCATTAGATTTGATTATCAGTCACTTTCCAGAAACATCGGATGAAATAAAATGAGCGGTTGGAACACTATTCAAAGAATTCGACGCATGGAAGAAGAAATCGACAAGCTCGGTTTTAAATTTAAACAGCCCAAGCACGGTGACTGGGAGCGTCAAGAACAGAGCATTAGCCTTGTGCCAAAAGATGCAACAGTATTACCAATTTACAGTCGAGATGCAGAATTGTTTGTTGGTAGTTTAGAAACCCTCGAAACATGGTTGCACGGTGTCCGCTGGGCACGTGAATACGATATGATGCTGAGATTGAGTGACGATGACAAACGTTCTAGAGCAGAACAAAAGGAACGCAATAAAAACCTAATGCGTACTATCAAAGAAGGTAAACTTGTAACTGGGGACGAAAAATGATTACGATGAAAGAATGGATGGAATTGGTTGACTATAAGATTACTGAGGGCAGTGATTATGGTTGGTCGTGTTACGGCCCTAATGCCTATTGCTTAGATAGCTGGAATGGCGTCCATGGTAAAGGTGGATATAGTTTTAGTATTGTGTTCAGTACTAAGACGCAAAAGGTCTATGAAGTGTCAGTATGCGACTATACCAATGATCGTGCCTATCGTATGATTGCAGAGAACAAGCGTAAAAAACACGGTGAAGAAGCATTTCTGCGTAATGTTGATTTGAACGAAGCGTGGGATGGTGTCGACTATGTGGATTTGGAAATTGATGATGACTTTATCCAAAAGTGTCTTGCCATTAAGGCAGGCGAACCCTACTCAACTGATGTAAGTATTCCCCTAGACTTGCCAGATGACTTGCTGTTGTTTGCTTTCAAAGCCGCACACGAAGCCGATATGACATTTAATGAATATGTCAATCAAGCTCTGCGTGGACTGATTGATAAGGTTAACAGTGGTGAGTTTACTAAAGAAGATGCACAACAATGGTTGGAAGAAACCAAATGAAACTGTTTGGACGTAGTGGTGGATACTACTTATTCTGGACAGGCTTTGTCTATTTCTGGGTTGGCATGTACCTTGCATTCACGCACTATGCCCGCCCAGAATTTGCCACACTAGGATTTGTACTGGCTCTTAGTGTACCTCTTTGGTGTCCGCCAGTTGCTCGTTATTTTAATATGGAGCCTTTGATGTTTGATTTATTTAAGAAAAAGAAAATGCCCGAAAACGTAGTTCCTTTTCCTGCTCCGGCACCCAAGCTGGTAGAACCACCTAAGCCTCCTCCGGAGCCAGAAAAGCCTGCTACTACATATTACCGTTTGGGTATTACTACCAATGGTCGTGTTAGTTTCCAAATGGGCTATAGTGAAATTACTATGAATGCCGGCGGCATTGATAACATGATTGCACAGTTAGAATGTTTTAGAGATCAAATTCTTAAATATGAAAACGACAAGGAAGAAGAATGAAATTCTTTGAGCCGTTGCGTGATGACCTAATGGTCCAGCAACAGATCTCTAATAGCTGGGAGCATATGGTTGGTGTCATCATGCTTAACCAAACTGGTCGCAAACCAGTCAAGATGACCTTACCAGAATTCCTTTATTGGTTTCCCACACCACAGGCATTGATAGCCGCCGATGAAGAATTTGTCAAAAGCATTATACAACCATTAGGTATGACTAATGTCCGCTACAAGCGTCTGGTAGGTATGAGCTATGATTATTTGACTTGGGATGGCGATGATGCTACAATGTTGTATGGGATAGGAAAATATGGTTCAGATAGTTACGAAATATTTTTCAAGCAGAACTATAGTGTAGTACCCACAGATAAAGAATTGAAACGTTATTTAGAAGAGGAAGTTTATGAATCCGTTTAGAGATCAAGAAAAGTTTATGAAGGCCTGCGATCAAACAGTGGGCGAATTTAATGTAGAACAGTTTAATCTGTACACTAAGCTGATTGAAGAAGAATTTAAAGAACTTAAGGTAGCAATTGACAATGTTGACCGAGTAGAAACACTTGATGCGCTCGTTGACATTATTGTTGTTACTATTGGGGCATTACACAGCATGGGTGCAGATGTTGAGGGCGCATGGCACGAAGTCATGTCAACTAACTTTGCCAAGATCGATAAAGATACTGGCAAGGTACGTAAGCGTGAAGACGGCAAAGTATTGAAACCAGTGGGCTGGACTCCTCCAAATTTAAAACCTTTCGTAAAATAATGTATAAAACAATTTACACAGAAGTTGAAGTAGATGTTGACTTGTCAGAATTTGACACAGACGACCTGATTGAAGAATTAGAGTCGCGTGGTGCTGGTGCCACTGACTACGGTGATGGTAAAGAAGTACTAGAATCCATTTACCAAAAACGTAGACTAGGTCAAGATTACCAAACAGAATTAGAAGCATTAATCTATTTAGGATTAGGAAAAATTATATGAAACAAGAACTCGACGAATACCTGTGCAAGACCTATCCAAAGATGATGGTCAACCGTAACCTACACATGACCGAAACTGCTATGTGTTGGGGCTTCGAATGTGGTGATGGGTGGTTTGATATCCTTAGAACACTCATGGGTAATATCCAGCATCGCATCGATTGGAACAACAGTAATTTTGAAAAAGGTTACACACAGTACCAACAGATTCCACAAGTAACTCTTGACCAAGTTAAAGAAAAGTTTGGCACACTACGGTTTTACTACTCAGGTGGCGATGACTATATCAGCGGTATGGTAGCTATGGCAGAAAGCATGAGCGCCATTACTTGTGAAACCTGCGGCAAGCCTGGTACACAAACCCGTGGTGGTTGGATCAAGACCGCATGTGTAGAGCACGGCGGTCAAGATTACAGTACTCCAGAAGAGGAACTAGATGACGCTACCTGATGAACGCTATCGTGCTGTGATGTGGGCAAAGAGCTTTTGCGAAGACCTATTGGATTCTAAGAAAACTCCTAGGGTTCCAAAAGAGATTCGGCGCAGAGCCTATGGTGTGTTGCGTCACTTTCCAGATGACTATTACCTAAGTATGCTTGCAGATGCTCGTCCGGATATTTTAGAACGTAAAGGGGAACCTTTTGATCCTCTTTACAAAATGGTTAAAGAGTACGACTTACAAAAGGAAAAGGATTAATGTTAGATTGTTTAATTATGGGTGACAGTATTGCAGTAGGCACCGCCCAGGTGCGACAAGAATGTGTTTCATATTCTAAAGGCGGCATTAACAGTTATCAATGGTTAAACGCTAACGTAGGTAAAAGTCCTTACGTTGCCAAAACTGTTATTATCAGTTTGGGATCAAATGATCACAAGTATGTTAAAACCCTGTCAGAGTTGCGTAACATTCGCGAGCTGACTAAGGCAGAACGAGTCTATTGGATTTTACCCGCTATTAAACCCGATGTTCAAGAAATGGTTAAAAAGGTAGCGGCAGAGTGGGGCGATACAGTATTGCCAATGACTCGACTACAAAAAGATGGCGTCCACCCAAGTTGGGCTGGTTATAAAGAGTTAGCAGAAAATACAAAATAAGGAAAATTATGTTAGTACCAATGGTAATTGAAAAGTCCAGCAATGGCGAACGTGCTTATGACATTTACAGCAGACTTTTAAAAGAACGTATTGTGTTCTTAAATGGTCCTGTACATGACGATTCAGCTAACTTGATCGTGGCACAGATGCTGTTTTTAGAGTCAGAAGACCCAGATAAAGACATTAATTTTTATATCAATAGCCCGGGCGGTGTTGTTACCGCAGGTATGAGCATTTATGATGTAATGCAGTTTGTCAAGTGTGATGTAGCAACCTATGTGATGGGGCAGGCCTGTTCAATGGGTAGTTTGTTAGCCAATTCAGGGAGTGCCGGAAAACGCTATATGTTGCCTCAAGCACGTCACATGATCCATCAGCCTAGCGGCGGCGCTGGTGGGCAGGCTACAGACATGGAAATCCAAGTAAAAGAGATCTTAAAAATGAAGAAAACTCTTACAGAAATCTATGTTGCACACAACAGCAAAGGTAAAACTTATGAAGATTTTGCACGTGATATGGAGCGAGATTTCTTCATGAGCGCACAAGAAGCCTGCGATTATGGCCTTGTAGACACAGTTGTAAGCAAGCACGAATAAACTACAACGTATTCCGCTAAATAGTAGGTACAGCCCAAAGACGGGCTTATCTACTACTGGAATACGCTAATGTCAATACTCGATGTCTTAACCCTAGAAAACGGCAAAATAGTCGCTCGTAGCGACCTAAATGTCTACGGTCAACTGACTGTAAACAAACTAATCACCCACGAATTAGTAGCTCATACCAAGTATGACGCACCGTTCTTTGAGTTCTCAAAAAATAACGAATCAGGCACAAATGCAGGCCACGGATTAATTTGGCCGCAGGCGGACTATGCTAGACAGTTGATCTGGCGTGATGACCCAAGTCGTTTTTGGTTCACAGACAGCGTGGACCTAGCACCAGACCGTGCTTATCATATTGCAGGTGCTCCTATACTAAGCCAACATACCCTAGGTGGTAGCGTTACAGTATCCAACTTACAGACCGTGGGTGTATTAGAAAGCCTAACAGTTAGTGGTAATGTAAACTTTGGTGAAGAAGTATTCTTCAATGCTACTTCTGGAAAACTAAGCATTGGTACAGAAGCCGCAACTGGTGTGCTAACAGTTTACGATACTGTTAATGATGTAGAATTAGTATTGACTGGCGGTACCAATAGTCGTGGACGCATTGGTACAGTACAGACCAAAAACATAGATATCATCACAGATGATCAAGCTAGAATTAGTGTAGAGTACAATGGTGATGTTACAATCAGTAACGAAACAGATCGCACAGTCACTACACGCATCTATGGCCAAGTTGGTGTTAATGTAAAAAATCCACGCGAAGATTTTGAAGTTGCAGGAAATATCCGTTGGGGTAATAAATTATTTGCAACAGGTAATGGCGCTCCTACAAATGGCCAATACATGAAAGGCGATGTAATTTGGAACGACGATCCAAAGAGCATGAGCTACATTGGTTGGGTATGCACCCAATCAGGTAATCCCGGAGACTGGAAACCGTTTGGTTTAATCGGCAGTTAATTGACAGTCTAGCCAAGATAAGTAATTAGACAAGGGAAACCTTGTTTAGGCAACTATCTTTTGGCACATTAGGGGATTACTATGAAAGACAAACTCAATCAGATAAACTGGCACATTAAACTTTGGCTCTGGTACGGCAGACTCAGCCCGATACTATTCCTAATTGGAGCATATTCGCTCTATCAAATTCTCAACACGGACATACCACTCATTTTTTACGCGGCTTGGACAATTTTTGTCGCAACCGGAATCGTATGGTGGGCCTGGGTGATTAAGGTACTATTGGATATGGTAAATTTGTTCATCCAAGTGAGCGAACACGTTGAATCAATCCAACACACTATCAAAGAAGTCAAAGAGGATGTAAAATCTCTCGACCCCACTAGGAACGATTAAATAAAGATGCTATAATAACTTATAGCATCAAAACTTAGTCGACTCCTATGGCATTCATCCGACTCTAAAAATTCTGCATGTCATCAAACTTGCTACCTATATAAAGGAGACTAGAGATGGCAAAATTTTATTCAACAAAACACTACGGACACAACATTGGTCTGTCAGCGGTATTCCGTCAACCTAACGCAGATCACAGTCACTGTCATCTGCTACACGGTTACAGTCTAGCGTTTACATTCACATTTGGCTGTGATACTCTAGACAACAAGAACTGGGCAGTGGACTTTGGCGGTCTCAAACCGCTCAAAGCCTGGCTAGAAGATCACTTTGATCACAAGCTGGCTTTGGATAAGGCAGATCCACATCTAGCCAAATTCCAAGAACTAGAAGCACTAGACCTAGCAGAGATTCGTATCTTTGATGGTGTGGGCGCAGAGAAGTTTGCCGAACATGCTTTTAACTTTGCCGATCAGTTGATCCGTGAAAAGACCGATAATCGTTGCTATTGCGTTCGAGTAGAGTGCGCCGAGCACGGTGCTAATTCAGCTATATTTGAAGGTTGACTTTTTCCAAACAATCTGCTATAATATTGTTATGATAATATATTTAGACATGGATGATGTAGTAGCAGATTGGATGGGTTATGCTCGTGCAATCGTAAATCGCAACTGGAACTACGGAGAACGTATTCCGGATGAAGATTGGAATAAGGTTTCGGCCAAAAAACGCATGTATCGCGAGTTGCCAATCAAAGAAGGCGCACACGATTTGGTTAACTTCTGCCGTGATGCTGTAGCAAATGGCCTCGCAGATGACTTGTGTTTCCTAACGGCACTACCGCAGAATCACGGTGTTCCTTATGCCGCATGGGATAAAGTGCTATGGGCGATGGAACGTTTTGAACGCATTCCTGTATTGTTTGGACCATACAGCTTTGACAAACATAAGCATTGTCAACCTGGGGACATCTTAATCGACGACCGTACCAGCAACTGTGAAGAATGGCGTGCCGCTGGTGGTCACTCACACATTTACCGTAGCTGGACGGAATGTAAACCTTGGCTTGAAAGTATATTAAATGACAAACTTAGTAAATCTTAGATTTGAGTTAGCCAACCCGCTGGATAGGTGGGAGTACTTTAAACCGCTGGGATGTTTCAGCGGTAGCCTACCTTGGCACAAGGCATGGGAACTAGAACATTCATACTATAGTCGTATGATTCTAGATATAGAGGCGCACTGGACTCGAAATACTGATCACGCTGGCTTAGGTATCTCTATTGGTATTTTGGGATACGGTGTTGCGTTTAGGATATACGACACTAGGCATTGGAATTACACACTGGATAGATGGGTATCATATGAGTAGATATCACTGGATCAAAACTATCGTCGAAGACGATAATGGGGAACTGGTCATAGACCTTAAAGAGGCCTGTGAAGAATTAGGTTGGAAAGAGGGCGATGTCATCGAATGGATTGATAACAACGATGGTACATGGACTATTAAAAAGAAAGAAGCTGATGCTTAAACGAATTGGATTTGCCTGCAAGTGGATCAATGGACCAAGTGAAGTTAACGGCATGAAAATCAATGCCGAAGACAGAGATCTCAATACCAGTACTACTACAGTAGCATGGCTCAATCGTCAAACCAAAGAAGTAGCCGAACAAAGGCTCTGGGATATTATGGTACATAATATCACTGCTATTGGTAAATTGGTTGAGAGGGTAGGTGAACAAAACGAGCATCTACGCATGGTCCGTCTTAGCAGTGATATCTTGCCTGTCTATACTCAAGCTGATTGGAGTTACTTTTGGCAGAAGCCAGATGTTATTGCCTATTGCGAAAAGCATTTTCTAGCAGTCGGCGAGCTTGCCCGCAAATTAAATGTACGGCTTAGTTTCCATCCTGGACAATTCACTGTACTGGCCAGTGAGAATCCTGGTATCGTAGAACGTTCAATAGAGGAGTTTGAATATCATGCAACTATGGCTAGATATATGGGCTACGGCAAGACGTTTCAAGATTACAAAATCAATGTGCATATCAGTGGACGACAAGGTCCTGAAGGCATTCGTAAGGCCTATGCCCGACTCTCGCCAGAAGCACGTAATTGTATTACTATCGAAAATGAAGAAAACTCGTGGGGGTTAGATGATTGCGTTAGTCTTATTGATGTGGTTCCTATTGTTCTTGACATTCATCATCATTGGATCCGAGAGGGAGAGTACTTATCCCCAACTGATGATCGTGTTCGCAAGGTTGTTGATAGCTGGCGCGGCGTCCGTCCTACTATGCACTACAGTCTTAGCCGTGAAGATGTTATTGTGGGGCATTCAACTACAGTTCGGCCAGACATGGCAACACTATTAGAAGAAGGCTACAAAAAGCAAAAGCTCAGGGCACATTCTAACTTCTACTGGAATAAACCAGCGAATGAATGGGCACTGAGCTTTTTAGAAACACATGATATCATGTGCGAATCTAAGGCTAAAAATCTAGCCAGCTTTGCTCTATACGAGCAGGCAAAAACGCTTACTTTGCTTTAGGCTTTTTAGCGGCTACTTTTTTCGCTGGCGCTTTTTTAGCGGCGGGCTTCTTAGTAGTTGTGGTTGCTGTCTTGCGTGGAGCACGTGGCTTTTTAGCTGGTGCTTCGGCCACTACTGGCATTGCTTCTGCTATAGGAGCAACTTCTACTGCTGGTGCAGGTGCATCGACCTTGTAAGGTGCAACTTCAGCTTGTTCAGCTTCAATCAAATCCTTTGGCTTTCTGCTATAGAACCAAATAGCTAGAGCTAACACAACGATAATAGCGATAATAATTTCCATGGTATTATACCTTCCTTTTAAAAGTACAGCTATTTAATATCTCATAAATACCAGGGAGCTAGAAAAAGAGTCAAGCGCCGATTTGCCGTTTAGCCACGCTGGCTGTGCTAGAAAAAGAAATAGGGAAAATTCATAGCTTGCGGATCCTCGGATGCCCTATTGACCGCTTGACAGGATATTTACCATGTATAATTTTATCAAAACTATTGCTGAAGGAAGAAC